CATAGGCCGATTGATTGCTTTGTTTCCAGAAGTGTTTGACCGTGACGCACCTAAGCCACTGGCTATTGGCAGCGCTGAAATGTTGTTATCTATGCCGTCATTACAGATGGATGATGACACATTAGCCGCTGTGTTGGGTTGTTGGTGTAGTCGTCGTGAGTATGTCAAAGCGGCACACGAATTACGTCAACGCTGGAATGTGTTAGGCGTACCAGTCGGGCCTATCATTGATTGGCAACAACAACGGTTTGATAAAGCCTTTCGTAAGATGTCGCAGCGTGGGCTTTACAACTAAGGGAAAACTACTATGACGGCTGGCAAACGTAGCGATTTGGTCGTGTTTATTTGTAACGATCAGGTTGTGTTTAAGTATCAGGGTAAAATTTACCCACTCGTTTCCTACCCATTATCATGTAGTTATATCCTAAATAATATTGACCGTACCGGCGCTAAAGGTCTGGCTATAATGGCACAAAATGGAATCATTAAAAGCGATGATTCCTGCTTTGATATAGCTAAGGCCGTGAAAGTCAAAACCTTTAAACTTTTATAGGGAATGGCTATTGATCTCTACGGCTGTATTATACATTGCGCTCACTACTTACCATGAGGCGAGAAGTGAGCCAATGTTATGTCAACTGTTAGTGAGCGAGACGGTGCGCAACCGTATGAAATCGCGTGATTTAACCGCTAAACAAGTTGTAAGACAAAAGCATCAATATTCATGGACTACCATTATCAGAGGTAAGTCTATTAAACAAGAATATAACAGGATACAAAGGACAGCTAAACCATCTGACAAACAAGCGCTTGATAATGCAATTGTTATGGCTAAATGGGTACTCTCTCCCTTGTATGTTTCTGTAAGTGATGCAGAATATTTCCATGATACCAGTATCAATACACCTAAACACTTTAAACAAAAGATAACGTGTGGGGGTAAGCTGGTGTTTTCTAAATAGGTGAATTGTGGATAAATGTGTTTTCTGTCGCCAGCCTTTTAGTTTGTTACAAGTAAGAGTGTTGGTTAACTGGCGTAAACGTAGAGGTGAACGCCGTACTGTCATTGGTCACTCATGTGAATATTGCGGTGAAGATAGAATCACAGACTTCTGTCAACCCACTATTCCAGACCTTAAATAACTACTGTGACGTTTTTCGCGGAGGGTTTTAGCGATGCGTATTAAATTGTTAGTTGCCGTGGCTGTAGCCCTTTGTTTCAATGGCACAGCACTTGCTCGTTTCGGTTCAAATGTTCAAAACAGTTATGATTCTGCGTATCAGCAGGGTTATGACGATGCTCAGGACGATGCTACAGATTGGGAAGATGATAACCTTCCTAGTCCTGAACACGATTCACAGGACACCATAGGGGCTATTTGTGGCCCTTATACTCTGTACATGGACGGTATGTCTAATAGCATTACTGTAAATGGTGTTACTTGGAAACTGGTTGATGGTGAAGAGAAATCTAATGGTTTAGGCGATACTCTGGTAATGACCCATTATATCAAATCTGTAAACACACCAGATACTGTAGCAAGTATTGGTGTTACAGTTAACACAAGGGAATTTATGCTTCTTATGCCTAATTCTCCAGTGTATAAATGTGTTAGAGCATAACGGAACTAAACAGTATTAATCCATAATGGACTCAAAGCATGAGCTTAACGCTAGCGTTGGATTCGCTTGCTTATGCACATGCTTAGTAACCTTTTTATAGGAGTCTATTATGGCTAAGATAACAACCAAAGTAGCTAAAAAACCTCTAAATAAAAAAGAGGACAAAGCTACAGATCCAGCTATGAATGATGTTAAACGTAAGTTAGCAGCATTACTTCTGTTTCAACAACTTCACAGAGAGAAACCAAAGAAAGGTGGTTTGTCAGATGTGAATAAAAGTAACAACGAAACCTCTGAGTAATCAGGGGTTTTCTTTTATCTATTTTTCACTAGGGTGAGACATATGGACAATATCTGGATTACAGTGTTGTTTGTATACATAATTATCGCTACTCTGGATTTCCGTTATCTGTGCAGACGTGAAGATAATGATTCCAGTTTGTTTGGAAATTTCTTTGAGAGTTTCCTATGGCCCGTGGTGTTTCCTTTAATGGCTATTTTCTATGCCATTATATTTGTGTTTGATTCAGTGCTTTACATAATCAGATACATAAAGAAACGTCACTTTCAATATAAGAGAGATCACGATGGACAGTAGCTACGCTCTTGTTATCCTGTGGTTTGTTTTCTTCTGCCTTACCTTCGGTTGTCTGGTAGGTGGTGATGTACCTAAAACGTGGATTAAACCTACTAAAGCAGGTGCATTTAAAGCATGGATAATCGCTATCTTCTGGCCCTTAGCTTTCATTTACATAATGATTGAATGGGCTGTTGAGTCTGTTAGGAGATACGCTAAATGAGTCTTTACACTCTCATTTTTATCGCATCTATTAGCGGTGGTGGATGGCGGCCTGTATCTGTTGTTGTTCCTAATTTATCTTATCAGGAATGCAATAATCAGATAAAAACTCTTTCAATGTCTTCTACCATCGTTAATCCTATGAGCTCTTGTGCTTTACAATCAACTGAAACAAAATAGTTGGTAGTGTTTATATACTAGGCGTAATGAACTTAGTATATAACCAGTAACTAATTATGATTCTGTAGCTCAGGTAGATTCTACTGGTCACAAGGTTTCAATAAGAATTAATGCGGGGTTGGCGCAATTGGATAGCGCAAGGGATTTCTACTCCCTAGGTTATAGGTTCGAGTCCTATACTCCGTGCCAAATAAGGTGAAGTATGTGAGAGAAACTTCTTAAGTGATGTTCGTATAACATCAGCCTTTCTTTAAATTGGGGATTAGCCAAGTTGGTAAGGCTACGGACTTTGACTCCGTGATGCAGTGGTTCGAGTCCACTATCCCCAGCCAAATACGGGAAGTAGTTTAGCGGCATTAAAACGTGTGCACAGGGTGCATAAGACCTAGGTTCGAATCCTAGACTCCCGACCATTTGTTAAACTGTAAGAGGTGGCTAATATGAATAAGCTATTACTTGTATTAAGTGCTTTAGCATTAGCAGGTTGTGCTCATACTTCCACCAAAGTTAGTGAGCCTATTGCCTGTAGTACAGATTGTACTGCCCGTTATGAGAACATCAAAGCTTTTGCTACGAAGTTCTTAGGGTATTCAATAACTCACGAAACTTCTAACAGTTTCTCAGCTCAGATTGTAGACACATCCAAAGGCAACAACGTAACAAGTGCTATGAACGTGTTTCGTACTCCTGATCAAATCTTTGTTGATGTTGATACATCAGCGGTAAGCGACACTGCTTTGATTAGTAACATATATCTGTATACAAAAGATCATGACTTCACTAAAATGAGTGTGCATAAAACTCAAAGTGTTGTTATCCCTGAAACATATACGGATCAACTGTTCTGGTGAGAAACATGTTTGCTTTAAACTTTAAAGTTTTCGAACCAACAGGCAGGAATCTTGAATCACTTCATGAAGATGAGGCATATGAAAACCCTTTTGTTATAAGGACTCATGGTGATAGGTTCTTTACAGTTAAATTGAAAGGTACTGATCTAAAACAGTTTTATTTTGAAACTGTGTATGGTCATTTAATTGATCCATCACAGGTCACTCATATTCAAGTTAAACAGGTGACATTATGATTAAACTATTATTCGAAATAGTAGGTTACATAGTGTTATTGCTTGTAGCAATTACTGCGCTGTCAATAATGTTTTCTGTCATTATTGATATAATAAAAGTGCTTATAGGATCATAACTATGCGATGGTTTAAAAAACGTAGGCTGTATCGTACTCGTGACAATGGCTATGTTATCTTTCGTAACAAAGCTTTATTCGGTAGTTATGCTGGATGCTTTATATTCACTAGTTTATTATCCGGTGAAAGTTTTCCAGTTAAACCTACTCGTAAGTCTTGGTTAAAATCATTGGTTGATTGTAATGCCAATGTCAAATGTCGGGTAACTAAATATGACATTTAACCCTAACGACCATAAAGATACCTGCATTTGCAATTATTGCAGGGCTAGAAGGTATATTCAGTCTAAGGATAAATCAGATGGCAGAAAGTAAATGGAATGCTATTTGTGAAAACTGTGAATCAGATATGGTTGAAGGGCCTGTAGTATTTAACACTTCTCTTGAAGTTAAAGAGCAGGTTTATATCTGTGAAACTTGTGGTAATGAAACTGAGGAGGTTATTGGAGAATGAGTATAATCTTCTATCTCTTGACTAAATATAACAAGTTTAGTTGTGAGGCTCTTGCAGGGTTTGGTCTTATTGGATTGGTAGAAATGTTTCTTGAATTTCTGCTAGTGTTTAAAATCTTTGGTATAGCTTGATGGCTACATACTTTTTTATTAGGTATTATAAAAAGTACAGTTTCATAGATAAAATTTCTATGTGTTTTGCAAGCCTATTAGAAGTTTGTTTGGTCACTATAATAGAGCTGACTTTCTTTGGTATTATTTAATTCTTCGGCCCTTTTACTAGGTCTGAAAATCAAAAGAAAATGGCTAAGTCTAACCCTCATATTATAAATAACCTGTGGCCCGGTAGTTTAGCGGTAAAACAATGAACTCATAATTCATCAGACCTCAGTTCGAATCTGGGCGGGGCCACTAAATACTTCAATGAAAACAATAAAGGTTACTGTCACCATCTTTTAATCTCACACCTGACATTCCACCGACAGTGGTCTTTCTTGTTTTCGTTGTACTCATTGCGTCTGTTTTTAAACATTTAAATATAAATGCAAATGATAACACGTTCAGAGCAGCAGCCTAATAAGTGAAAGCTCTCAGGGTATTCTAGTTCCCTGTCGCCAAATCTAGCGGAGTCGCCCCTGCTCTGATTAATAAGAGGGGCAATCTATGGTTGATGTGCTGGAATAGGTATACGGGGCTGGATTAGGGAATATGTCTTAATGTGAGATATTAAGATTTACCGAAACCGGCCTTACTCAAATTTGCAGGTTCGAGTCCTGCTGTCAACCCAAAGCTTGGCATCGATAAGCCTGTCTGGTCAGCATTAGTGACAAGTCGTTGCGATCACAAATTATGGTTAACATAGACCGTGATCTCGGCGCAACCTATGGATGATGCAGGTTTGCTATGATTAGTATGGCCTAGGCAGCTTTAATCGGATGTGGTTTGATTCCACAATCGTCCAACCAAATCTACAGATCGTCTAGTGGGCTAGGACAACAGCCGAGTAATCTTATAGATGAAACGCAGGAAACGCAGGTTCAAATCCTGCTCTGTAACTTCAAATACTGAACTTGATACGTCTTTTCAGAGGATATAAAAATGGGTAAGAAAGTTTCTAAAGCAGGTAAAGGTCTGTTAGCTTCATACAAATCAAACAACAACTTTGGTAAGAACAAAGTTCGTAAGCTGCAATCACACCTCCAGAAACATCCAGAGGATTCTATTGCAGCAACTGCTTTGGCTACCCATAGCCGTAGCGTAGCTGTGTCACCTCGTTGGGGACATAAGCGCGTAGGTCATCTTAACGCTTCTCAGCGACTTCACGATCAAACTACGTCGGTTGTTCGTGCTGGTGAAAACCAGTTGAAGTATTTGGTGAAACACACCAATGTTGTACCAGAAGGTAATCAGTTTACCTCTGACGAATTGAAAGCAAAGGCTGAATCTGCTGTTGCTGCGTAATATAATGAGGCTCTTCGGAGCCTCTTTTTTTTGCTTAAAATAAAGTAGAAACAATATGAGAAAAGATTATCTAGGAAGAGATATAGTTGAAATAATTATCCCTGATAAAGATGTTCTCTGTTATCGCTGCTTGAGGGTATATAACTTAAGCAAAGCACCTACAACCATTCCAGAGAAACTTGATATAAGAGTTCCTCGTTGCCCTACCTGTAAGTCTCAGGTATATATTTCTTGAGGTGATTAATATGAAAATCCTATGCATATTTTGGGATTGTCGTTTGTGCGGATTAACTAATACAGGTTATGGCAGTGAATGCCGTGGCTGTGGTGCATCTGGGCGTTAATATGGATGTTGACCAAGAGGTTAAGATAACTGAAATAGCTGCATGGATAATACTCGTCGTTAGCATTTTTGGTCTATCTTGGATACTGTATGGATTCTATATCCTACTACTGTGACGTTTCGTGGAGGGTTTGTGTCTAAGCCAATTCGTTTGTACATGATTGACGTAACTGATCAAGGTTTGATTTGTCAGCATGTAAAATCTGCGTTCAATATCAACACCCTATTCAACTTCATTAAAGCCCGTCCAGAAGTTGATTCTGTTGATGCTAAGCGTGTAATTGACGCTATTAAGCACAATGGAAAAATGTTTGTCTTTATGAACAAAGATATTAAGAAATTTCATTATTCTCGTGAAGAATTGATGAAAGAAGTGAACCATTACCAATCTGTTGAGAATGTAATTAGTAGTATCCTCTAATAGACAGATTGACCATTCGAATTATTTAATCTATTTGACAATAGTGATGACATTAATTAAGTTGAATTCCTAGGGGTAGGAAGATTGTATAACAGCTAATCAACTGAATGAGTGGTCAATCTTGTATTTGATATAAGTCCGAAAGGCCATCTGGCATATGTGTGTTGTCTGTTGTAGCGTGAACGCCCCGTTTTCACAGAATTCCTTCGATTCGATTGTATTGTTTGCCATTTAATCAATACTCCGCACACTTTCATGTAATATGCAAGCCAAAGGTTTCATAATTAGGTAGTCAGAGGAGCTATCGGCGACAATTCCTCAACCTCTTTCTATTATAATAGGCTCTTCCATAAACTTCCTTTTTGTTATCAACTGGTATCTTTACCATCGGCAAGAAGAGTCTATTCTAATATAAAGAATTAGCCCTACAATAAGAATGCTAGAAACCTTGCAAGTAGGTTCGGGGCTTCCGTTAAAATGTTTAGAGGTTTTATGCACTATTTAGGTGTTGCTGTTGTATCTGGTTTCGCTGCTTCATGTTTATTGTTCGGATTGAAGCTTCTCGTTGAATTTGCATTAGGAAAACATAAATGAAAAGTCTGTTAGCTTTCGTAGCTGTATTATCTCTCAGTGCTTGTACAACTCCAGTTGTTAAATCTCCTGTTGAACGTGATGCAGCTTACAACAAAGCTGTAGACTTTTGTGGTGGTAAGGACAACATTTCTTACTTTTTTTACAAGCCACAAGTAAAAGCATTTAAAGTTTATTGCATGGATGGTAGAGGCCGTGAGTTATGATTTCTGATCTAATCCAAGCACACAAACTTTCTGTTATTCACGCCAGTCTTGAAGAACCAGAAGTAGAGCAGGTTTGGCATGTAATAAGCCCTTTCGTGAACAAAGATACACCTAGATTCTCTGCTTCAAATGAAGATTTGAAGCTGGCAGTTTGGGATGTTGTAAGAATGATAGAATCTAAGGGGTAGCTATGTTTGGATCAGGAATCAGGGCTGATAGTCTATCAGAAAGTCGTAGAGGACATACCGCAATAATAAGACCTTCCTCTGGAACAAGAGTCCAGTTTGGTTGTTTAAGGGCTGGGGATTTCTTCTCTTACTCAGGGAAACTTTACCTAAAAATCAACCTTGTTGATGCAGTTGAAATTCCCTCTGGATCTGACCCTATTGTCGGAACAAGCCAGTTCAGTGCAAGCTGTGAAATTCACGTAGAGCGTGTAGAAATAAGCATCAGATAATATTAGCCCCTGCCAGAAATGGTGGGGGCTTTTTTCGTTTGTATAAAGTATAAACCCAATTCCATCCCAATAGGAAACAGTAATGAATAAACAAATGTTTGATCAACGTGGTAAACGAATTTTTCTTGCATCTGACCGTGGAACCGAGCGTGAAGATATCCCAGCAGGCGTATACAGCGTTGAGTTTAACCCTATGGCTGGGTGGTATTTGGAACAAGCTCCGGCTCCTTCACGTCCCAAACGTCTTTATGGCGACGTAGCTGACCGTGCTACTCGTATCCTTAACAGTTATGTGGATCGTCTTAAAACTCCCGGTAAAAATACTGGTGTTCTATTATCTGGTAATAAGGGTTCTGGAAAGACTATGCTGTCTGCCGAAGTTGCAGTAGCAGCAATTGAGTCTGGCTTTCCTGTCCTTCTTATTGAGAGTGGGATTACTGATCCAAGTTTCTTTAAATTCTTAAATTCAATCACACAACCTTGTGTTGTACTAATTGACGAATTTGAAAAGAAATATAAAGATGATGAAGAACAAAATGCTTTGCTTGGTCTGCTGGATGGTATTAATGCAGGCGGTAAGCTGTTTGTTCTGACATCAAACAAAAGTTTTGTCTCAGAATTTTTGATGTCTCGCCCAAGTCGTATCTTCTATCACTATCGTTACGACAAACTGGATGAAGCGACTATTCAGGGTTATTGTGATGATAATCTTCTGGAAGAGTCCAAACACCAGTTTGATAATATCAAAACTCTGTGGGATTTTTCTACCGACTTTAACTTTGATGTTTTACAATGTTTGGTAGAAGAACTTAATCGTTACCCAGACGTCTCTTTTATTGACTGCCTTAAAGTATTAAATATTACAGTGAATGGCCTGATTGAACGTCGTTTCACTGTCGGTAAAATTGAACTGGATGGTATAGATATTAATTACCATAAAGGTCAACAAACTAATATTAATATTGTTGATTTTATTGACGGAAAAAACAAACCATTGCTCGGTGTTACAGTCAAAGAAGAGGATTGTAAGTTCCTTGAAGAAGCTCTTGGTAAGAGTTTTTATCACGGAAACCGTTCTTACTTTGAGCGTAAAGAAAAAGGTGAACTTACTGACGACGATTATTACGATGAAGATTGTCGTATTTTCTTAACTTATGATTCTTCTCATACTACTGCATCTGCCGAAGAAGTTACAGGTTTTTGGGAAGTTAACGGTCGTAAGATTGAGATTTCACTATATGTATCTCGTAAGTCTTCGACAGAAGATATGTACGAAAAGATCTTCACCAACTAAGTTTGGTGAATTGGTGAGAATGATAATCGGGCTATCAACCTAACCTCGCTGTAGTGTTCAGTGATTGTCATTCAAACCGCTGCAAGCCTCTCAGTTTTCGGTCTGAGTTATCAAAACCGTTCATAAATCGGTACTCGTGTTAAGGTAGTGTAAATGTACAAAAGTTATAGCAAGAAAATACTTTCCTCTGCTATCCACCCGTAATGCTCACAGACAATTGGATTGTCGCTAACCAAAAGGTACTCCGCATGGGAAGACAACAGCGTAGACAGCAGAGTTCTCGTGACTCTCGCAGAAGTAACCGTCAAATGGATTTTGAAAACATGGGAACCCCAGCCAATGTTGAACACCTCCATCTCGTCAGCAAGACGAAGAGAGATTCCTCACCTATAGAAGCTCGCAATAGCAATCAAGCTCAATACATTGACGCTATTAACAACAAAGCACTCATATTCTCTACCGGAGAAGCCGGTTGTGGCAAGACATTCCTCAGTTCCGCTATTGCTGCTGAACAACTTTATAACAAAGAGATAGACAAAATTGTTGTCACTCGTCCTGTATTACAAGCTGACGAAGATCTCGGATTTTTGCCCGGCGATGTAGCAGAGAAATTTGCCCCATATTTTCGTCCGGTATATGACGTTCTACAGAAACGTCTCGGTGCATCATTCCTTGAGTATTGCTTGAAACCTCAAGTTGCTAAGGTAGAGATTGCTCCATTTGCTTACATGCGTGGTCGTACTTTTGAGAATGCTTTCGTTATTCTTGATGAAGCACAAAACGTAACTGAATCTCAGATGAAGATGTTCCTAACTCGTATCGGTGAAAACTGTACAGTTGTTGTGAACGGTGACGTTACTCAGTGTGACCTTCCAAATAAATCTCGTAATGGCCTAGCAGACGCTCTCAGACGCTTCCAGCCAGACGATTTAGTTGATATGATACAATTCAACGCAGAAGATTGTGTACGTTCTGAAATATGCCAGAAAGCTTTATTTGCATATCAGGACTAAAAAAAGAATCCTAGTTAGGGTCAGGTCTTGTCATTTCCCTGATAAAAAAGAAATGATCCGTAACGTTAATAACACTTGAAGAGTTCGATTCTCTTCTATAGGTTTGATTCCTGTAATGTGAGTCATGAGTGTTATTACCGTTGTGAGAACACACAACACTAACCCTTTATTTTAACAATAGAGGCTCAGTTAGGAATCGCGGAAAAATCTGTTAGGGAATAAAGAGACTCGTCATCTCTCCCTATTTATTACAAGGCTCTGTCAGAAATGACAGGGCTTTTTTCGTTTTTAATCGAAGACAAGGAAGGTGTTCGATGAATAGTACAAGAAAGTATTTAATTGAGTTGTTCAATACTGGACAACTTGATAATGGAATGGCTGTGTTATTTCCATATAACATGGCTGTAATCTATCGTTTCGACACTGAAATCATCATTCATTAAAAGGTATAGTTTATGGAACAGCAGAATAAGGTCTTTATCGTCCCGACTCCAGAGGAAGTTCTTGCTAAGATTCGTGCAGTAGTGTTGCCGGAAGGTGTTACTGTTGAAAAATGTTTGATTGATTCTCTCAAACAAGCTAACAACACGTTGAAAGCAAGTCGTGATAATGTCACTGCTTACCGTATGACTAACAAGTCAACTGGTCTGTTGCTGACTAAATTAAAAGCAAAACGCATTAACGCTGATCGTAATGGCGGCGGTGCTGTTACATCTCGTCTGACCAAAGAAATTAATGTTGGTCGTAGTATCGTCAATCAATCTGTCTTACTTCTGAAAGAAGAGATTAAGATGAAAGACCAAGTGACCCAAAGTCGCAATGCTCTTCTGGACGCTCTACGTCTGTTCTATATCGAAACTTCTCAGGGGTAAACTACTGTGACGCATGATTTCGTTAAAACAGCATCAGGTTTGGCGCAACAGTTTCATGCAGGCCAGATGTACGGGAAATATGATTATTTTTCTGGTCACTTAGATCCCGTAGCACTTCAAGCTGAAATCATCGCTACTGGTTTAAAACTTGATAAAGAAGAAATTGATCTGGCTGTTACAGCGGCGTATCTTCATGATATTATTGAGGATACGTCCTGTACAGCGGAGTTATTGATTAAAAATGGCATACCTAATATGGTTGTAGCTGCTGTCAAGTTGCTAACCAAAGGGTGTGAATCAAATAGTCAATATCTCAAAACCATAACCAGCAGCAGACTTGCTACAATCATTAAGTTAGCTGATAGTATGGTTAATCACAGGGCGTGTGTAAGAGACGGTAAGTTTGACAAGTCTCTGAAATATGCTAATAACATCAACTTCCTTTCTACGGCAATATGTCGTATATCGGCTACTCAATGAAAAAAGCTTTCTTCGGCGTAATAGCTTTATCTGTTGTGGCTTTTTTAGGTCTGCGAACTTATCAGTTTGCTGGATGTAAATTAGCTCAACATGATTTAGGCTATCAAGCAAGTCTTGGCTGGATTTCTGGTAAATGTATCATCGACACACCGAAAGGGAAAGTTTATCTTAACTCTCTCCGTGGATATGGCAATGACACAGACACACATTAATCCAACAATGGATAGGAGTCCCTTCCTTTCTGGTAAACTCCTAAATCAACACCCTTTTATTTTCTACCGTTTCGACAAACGTTTTTATATGTCGATCTTCAACAAACCTAAACAAAAGGTACTTCACTAATGTTCGGACTGAAAAAGAAACTTGCATCTCTGATCACCTCAATCAAGCGTATTGAAAACAAGTCTGCGTTCCAAGCTGCCGTAGCGTCTGCCGTATGGGTAGCTGCTGCTGATGGTTCTATCGATGATGATGAACTGGATCTGCTGGAAAAACTGATCAAAAACAACGAAAAGCTGGGCAACTTCTCCAGTGACATTGACTCTGAAATGGGTAAATGGGTAAGCGCATTTACTGGTGGTGGTAAGCGTTCAGCTATGCTGCAAGTTAATGCTCTTCTGGATAGCGTCAAAGATGATAAAGCTGCTGCTGAGCAGGTTCTGGTTACTGTTATCGACGTTGCAGATGCTGACAACGAAATCGAAGACAGTGAACTGGCTGTTGTACGTCAGGTAGCAAGTCGTCTGGGTCTGAATCCATCTAATTACGGCCTGTAATTAGTTGACTATTAATAAGCCTGCCTCTACGGGGGCTTATTGCTGGTTATACTAAGAGGTTAATAAAATGATTAAACCTTCCGACTTATCAGAGGTGGAAATACTGTCGAAAGTGGCTAATAAGGTTAAGAAGTGCATTAAGGGCGAGCTTCGCGCTAAATGGGAACTTACTTATCCTCAGTTAGTGAAACTCTTTCGTGAAACAGAAGTATGTTATTACTCAGGCAAACCGTTTGAGAATGAAGATGACATTACCTTCGAACGTATCAATCCGCTGAAAGATTATATTAAAGGTAACGTTGTATTAGTTAAAGCAGAAGTAAACCACAATAAAGGTAGTACAATCGATGCTTTCTTGCATAATGGCCCTATGAGACTTGAAGATAAAGCTAAGCTTTTGATTAAGTTAGGGAAAGAACTTCTAAAAGAAGTCAACGATAAAAAGAAAGTGTACGAACAAGCTGCCATTAAAAACAGTGAAAGACTTACCCGTCTTTCTGAGCAAACCAAACTGATCATTGGAGTAAAGAAATGATTCGCGTTAAAATTAATGGTGTAAGTGTAGCGCTGAACCAAGTGGATTTCTCAGACGGTGCTGGAAGCTTGAACTTTGTTGGTACACTTCCTCGCAATCCTGTATCATCAACTATTTTTGCCAAAGCTGATAAATCACTTCCAGAGCTTTTCTTTGAAATTGCTCAGGCAGTTAATATCTTACGTCATCTTAACAACCGTATTGTAATTGAGTTACAGCTTCCATATATGCCGTATGCTCGACAAGATCGTCGTATGATTCGCAACGATTCTTTCTCTTTGGAAGTATTTGCTGATCTTCTCAACTCTCTGAATATTGACAAAGTTATCAGTGTTGATGTTCACAGTGACGTGTCTCATCTGGTTAAACGCCTTCATGTTATCAGTCAAGAAGATATCATGAGCTTTAGTTGGGTAAGAAATACACTACCCTATGGTGATGTATTGGTAGCTCCAGATGCAGGATCTTTGAAAAAGATTGAAAAAGTAGCGTCTGTACTTAACCCTGCTGGTCGTGTCACCATGTCAAAAATTCGTGATACATCTACCGGACGTATTGTTGAATCAGAGATCATTGATTGTAGTCTGTCTTCTCTTGACGGTCGTGATTGCATCATTGTCGATGATATTTGTGACGGTGGGGCTACTTTTACTCAAGCAGCCCATGCACTTAAGGAGGCGGGGGCTTCTAAAGTAAGTCTTTGGGTTACTCACGGTATTTTTAGCCGTGGAATTACTCGTTTATTTTCAGAAGGTATTGATCGTATTTTTACCACAGATAGTCTGAAAAATCTTACTGTACCTGAAACATTTAAAGGTAAGTTTGTGATCATTCCTATTGAAACTGTTATGAATAACATAGGGGTTGCATCGTGAAATTGGTAGATAAAAGAGAAGAAACAGAAAGGGTTCGCTTTGAATCTTTAAATTTAGGTGATGTCTTTCAATATGCCAAAGATTCTCTGTACATAGTCGTTACTGCTTACGATGATGTTAATACGATCAATCTAAGAACTTTTAGACCTCATTGTTTTAGACCAGATCATATGGTAAAACCAGTCAATGCTCAGTTGCTTTTACTTCCTAGTTATCAGGAGTGATTAAATGAAAATCACCAATAAAAAACAGAAACCAAAAATCTATACTTTCCACGATATTAAAAAAGGTGGAACGTTTCAAGTTGAAGGCTCCCATGCAATTCTTATGAAAATTGATACCCATAGATCAGTTTCATTGGGGAGTGGAGATTCTATTCTTCTTGAAACAGACCGTGCGGTCATTCCTTGTGAGTGTGAGCTAATTGTTCACAGTTAATAAAGGTTAAAGATATGAAAATAGTTAAGAAGAAAGAGGCACCTACAACTTTTGCAGAATTACAGGTAGGGGATACTTTTGAAATCCCTGAAATTGGTTTTGTTTTAGCTAAAGTCTTTATTGAAGCTACCTCTAAAACAGCCGCTATGTCTTTTGTCACTGGTAAAATTATTGATATGAGTGATGATCAAGAAGTTATGAAGGTTAGGACAACCATTACTGTTTACTATTAACAGGATAAAGTTATATGATTTCTTTAAAAGACAAAAGAAAGAAAGTTGTTTTACTGATCTTAAAAGATATGGGAGTAGGACGTACTTTCATGTATGAAGGTTTGTTATACATGAAGATATTACCGATAATTCGTGATGGTAATATGTATAACTCTCTCAGCGTAATTAATGGGAGTTTTACTTGTTTCCCTGAAGACAGAAGATTTCAACTGGTGAATATTGAAATAAATATCACAAGCAACGTAACTGAATCATAATAGGAAGTAACATGGAACTTAACCCGATTTTTGCTATTGATGGTTATAAAACTTCTCACCGTGCTCAATACCCTGAAAACACTGAGTTGGTTTACAGTAACTTTTGTCCTCGAAGTAACAAGCATTTTAAATCCCCCTTCTTTGCTCGTCGTAAGGGTGGTAGTCCTTTGATTTGGGCTGGTTTACAGCCATTTATTCTCCAGTGGCTCAGTGAAGGGTTCAATAAGAACTTCTTCAATCTGGATAAAACTCGTGTAGTTAGTCAGTATAAATCTTTCATGGACAGCTATCTTGGTAAAGATGCGGTTCCTGTTGACGGTATTGCTGCACTGCATGATTTAGGCTACCTGCCTATTGAAATCAAATCTATTCCAGAAGGTTCTTTCGTTGAAATGAAAGTTCCTGTAATGACGATCCAGAATACCAAACCAGAGTTTTTCTGGCTGGTAAATTATCTGGAAACACTTATCAGCGCTGAGTTGTGGCCTATGGCCACTGCTGCCACTATCGCGTTTAACTATCGTTGTATTGGTGAATTCTGGTCTAAAAAGACTTGCGATACCAGTGACCATATTCCTTGGCAATTCCACGACTTCTCTGCTCGTGGTGATATGGGTATGTGGGCAAACACTCTGGTAGGTATGGGTCATTTGTTATCCTTCACTGGTACAGATTCTGTTGCTGCTTTGCGTCGTCTGCAAATGCAGTATGAAATTGACTGTCTTGATGGTGGTTCAGTTCCTGCTACTGAGCATAGCGTAATGTGTATGGGACAGAAAGACAGCGAAATAGAAACATTCCGTCGTCTTATTCAGGATGTTTATCCTACTGGTATTGTGTCAATTGTCTCTGACACTTGGGATTACTGGAAGGTTTTAAATGAATACCTGCCACAACTGAAAGATATCATCATGTCTCGTGATGGTAAGGTAGTTATTCGTCCTGACTCTGGTGATCCTGTTGACATTATTTGTGGTGAGCAATTTATTGATGCGGATTCATGCGATCACTTAGGTGAAGCGTTGACAATGATGCGTCGTGGAAAAGCTCACGGTCAAGTATGTCGTTATAAGGGGCAGTATTTCCGTCTTGTTAAAGATGGTTTCGTACAAGTTCCGGATTACATCATTAAAGGTTCTATCCAAATTCTCTGGGAAACCTTCGGTGGTCAAATCAACTCTAAAGGTTTCAAAGTTCTGAGTCCTAAAATTGGTCTCATCTATGGTGATTCAATCACTATGGAACGTGCTGATGAAATCTTTGGTCGTCTGGCAGAGAAAGACTTTGCCTCATCAAACGTAGTGCTGGGTATTGGTTCTTATACCTATCAGTATGTGACCCGTGATACCTTTGGTTTTGCTATCAAAGCTACTTACGGTGTTGTTGACGGTGAACCTCGTGAGATCTTCAAAGACCCTATCACTGATGACGGGACTAAGAAATCTCTTAAAGGTTTATTGTTCCATTCCGTTGACGAAAAAGGTGAATGGTCTGTTGCAGATCAGGTTACTCCTGCTCAGGAAGCTCAAACTCAGTTAACTACAGTCTATAAAGACGGCAAGGTGCTGGGACATGAGTCTTTACAGCAGGTTCGTAATCGTATCACCTATGCAGTAAGCAAGTTCGTGACAGAAGCATCTGTCTAATAATCTCACTAAACAAAGGTTCAATTCTGATGGGTAATCCATTCTGGCTGTATGTTGCATTAGGTGTGACTCTGGTTTTGTCAATTGCGGTTGACTTCTTCGGTCATAAAGATGGTAAAGAGCAGAGTCTTAAACAAAGCATCTTATGGTCTTTGTTCTGGATTGCAACTGCTGTTGGACTCGGCGGGTACATCTATTTGGTGTATGGTGCTACTCCAGCAAGTGAATACTTCTCAGGGTATGCAATGGAGAAAGCACTTTCTATTGATAACTTGATGGTGTTTACCGCAATCTTTGCTTTCTTTGGTATTAAAGACAGTGCTCGTGAACACAAAATCTTGTTATGGGGTATTGCTGGAGCATTAGTGTTCCGTGGAATCTTCGTAGCAGCAGGTACAGCATTATTTAATCTGCATTGGAGTGTTCAGGTATTCTTTGGCCTTCTGGTTATTTTCTCAGCGTATGCCTTAATTAAAGGTGGTGACGAAGAGGAAGAGGTAAATTACGATGACAAAGCGTATATCAAGTTTGTCAAGAAGTTCTATTCTGTGGACACAACTCCTAACAGTAGCAGCTTTTTTACTGTTCGTAACAGTGTTCGCTGTGTTACGCCTCTGTTTCTTTGTTTGGTCACTATTGAGCTTAGTGACATCATGTTTTCGTTCGACTCCGTACCAGCGGTCATCGGGATCACGAAAGAGCCACCTCTGGTATATGCGGCGATGATTATGGCCATTCTTGGCCTCAGAGCATTGTTCTTTGTACTTGGTTCTATGATGAAACATCTGACCCGACTTGACACTTTCGTAGCACTTATCTTAGTGTTCGTTGGTGCTAAGTTGATTGGTCATCCTTTTGGATTCGAAATCGAAGCTATCCACAGCCTGTATGTGGTGCTTGGTTTGCTCTTATCCGGCGTACTTGTTTCTTTGGCTTTCCCTAAGAAAGAAAGCAATTAAACAACATCACATATCGGCCTCTTTGTTTGGAGGTTAATATGAATTATTTACTTACTGCTATGGGCTATACTGCTGTTGGTTATGCCTCTTGGAAATTTCTCGGATATGTCGGTATTTGTGTTCTGAATGCATTCGGTTATGATATCGGATATGTTGATGAATACGAAGATGACGAAGATGATTTAGATCCTAAATAAAGTATTTATCGAGGGCGTCAAAAGTATCTGACTACCCTCTATTAAATATTTTGAGGAGAAATCTATGAAGGTTAATAATACATGGACTTCTAAGCGAATAAAGGAATTAAAAGAAGCATATCAAACAATGAACTGTAGAGAATTAGCTAAACATTTTAATATTTCTCATGATCATTGCAGACATCTGCTTTCGAAGTTTAAAATTACTAAAGATGATTATGGCTGGACTCCAGAAGATGACAAGCTGATAGTAGGGCTTGAAATAGAAAGAGTTTCTAAAAAAGAAATAGCCAGAAAAATGGATAGGTCTGTTAACAGCCTTTACCAACATTTAACCCATCTTAAAAAGAGTGGCGTCTATTACACAATATTCGCTGAATATGTACTTCAAAAACAAAAGGTAAATCATGGAAGCAATTGCAACACTCCATAATGCCGTAGTGTCTGGATACAAAGGGCCTGATGATCGAGTATCTCACATTGCTTATGGTCTGATTAGTGATGACAAATCAAATCATGGTAATCATCCATTTCCAGACGGCACTCAAGTAAGCACCTCTTACATCACAAGTATTGATGAAGTAGATGGTGAGACCTATATCACTACCAATAACACCGTCTATAAAGTTTCTGGTAAAGTGATTTACAACGGAATTCCTTACGAAAAATCTGTTGATTAAGTGCTAGCCCTTCTCTGAGGGGCTTTTACTGAATTAATAACCCCCTCCAACAAAAAGGAAGTATTATGTCTGTGTTCTCTGGTAAAAAACCAACTCATGCATCAGCGATGCGTCTTTTCTCTCAAGCTCGTACTGAACTTGAAGCTGCTCATGCCCATAATCAGGCTGAGAAAGCTGAACTCACCCAAAAGATGGCTGTAGTGGTCGAAGAAGAGACTGCTATCAGCAAATCTCTCTCCTTCTTTGACTCTCTGTTCGGAACAATTACTCCCGAAGTTACTCAGGAAACTTCTGAAAATGCGTAAGTCTTTTGTGATGAGCGCCCTACTATTGGGCGTTACTTGTTTATCTGCTTGCGATAATAGTGATAAAGCTCAAACAGCTAATTTCACCCCTGAGCAACAGATTCGTTTAGCTGAAATCAAGTCGAATGAACGTATTGAACTTGAAAAGGTTCGCTCTCAATCTCAGTCGGCAGGTAATCAAAATGTATCAAGCTATCAAGAAGATTATCCTATGTCTTCTCCTGTTAATGGCGGCGTGTCTAACGGTAGCGACAGCCATGTGGGTAGTAATATTCTTGCTGCCGGTGTTGGTGCGGTAGGTGGATACATGGCTGGTAAGGCTATGTCCAAGCCTGAAAATCAGCAAAAAGCTCAAGAGTATAAACGTAAAGCGTATACTCAGTATCGTTATAACCGAGCGAAAGTTTCATCAACTTATCGTTCATTTAAAAAACGTAAATAAGGAGTTGTAAGCAAATGCTTAAAATTCACGTAAAACTTCTCAGCCAAGCGCTGATGGTTACAATGCGTGACATGGAAGTCGGTATGATCTACAAAGGCAGAAAAGGATTGCCTAAACTTGTAGTTCATAAAACCTCTCGATCTTTATTGGTTAGAAATATCGGAGAAGAGAAAACTATGACTGTTGCTCTTTTTCCTAAATCTACACCTAAACGTAAGCGAGTTGGCGTTAAGCCCATGAAAGTATTTGCTTTCGCTCAGAACAACCAGCGTGATATTCAGAAACTGGTGAACACATCCGATAAAGTTTAAGAGGTAACATGAGCAAAATTCGTCCTATTACTGGCAGTGTAGCCAATTTAGATCTGTTAGAGACTATGGCAAAACAGACAGTAGCTGATGCACAAAGTCAGCAGGAATATTTTTCAACAGCTATTTCAGCAGCTAAGAAAAAAGTTCGGTTATTTATTGAACAACAAAAAGTGGCTAAGACGATTCTTCGTCGTCGTAACCAATTTCCTAGTGAAGTTGGTAAAGTGGTGGTTGCTCAGAAACGCGATGCAGCATTTAAAGAGGCTCAAGCTCGCAGCGAACTGGTGCAATTTAAAGAGAAATATAACTTGTGCAGAGAAGTTGAATTTCAATCAGCTTCCTTCTTAAAGTTGATTGAGCTTTGGAAGCACGATAATCCATAAGTGAGCCTCTATGTTCCCTGTTAGTCTTGAATATCTCGATGGTACGGTACAAACGTATCAAACTCCTTGTTATGGCTTCCTTCGTATTGGCGAGTGGGAAGACGATGACTATGATTTTTGCAACGGTTTTAATAGAAAGTTATTGAGACCTAATTGGGTAGCCCCTGAGTCTGAATACCCATATGGTGAAAGTTGTATCTGGCATATGGCTAACACCAAAAGATCTTCTCAAAACCGTCTACCTCTGGAAGAACTTCGTTATATCTGGAACTCTGGTGCTGTATTGCCTACGATTGGATATGACGCTGATGGTGTAACTGAAATGGTTTACCAAGCTTATAACGGGCCGGTTCAGTATGTTAAGAATGGTGAGTTTATTCCCCCTGTTGATAACGTAAGTAGATGGGTGGCAGAAAAAGGTATTGAATACAGCAAGAAACAATTCTTATTGGATCTTGAAAAATGTATTGATGCTGGTCGTGAATCTGTTTTAGTTTTTCATGACAAAGGTTTTGTTGGTGTTAGGGCTGACCAGCCTGCTGACAGGTGTCTGTTCTATTTAATGGTTGATAGAGAATTATGTGATATCAACTATTATAAAAAGAGTTGCTTCATTCTTGACCAAATGTTTGAAAAAGGTCGGAACGCTATGATTGCATTTTTAATGAGTCGATTAATTTCGGTGATTGAAGGTGCTTTTGGTGATGAACTTTTTTATTCAGGTAATGTTAATGATAGTTGTATTTTACCTGATAATCTGATCTGTAAAGGATTAGGTAGTAAATATCTAAACCCTGTAGCTATTAACTGGTTCCAAGATGCTTATACTCTTGGTGGTGGTCATCTTAGGGACGAAGATATTTATGATGATTACGATGGATTCTATTTTAATAGTGAATATCTATCATCGGAATCTTCCCCTTCTATGTTTAATAGTGTATTAATGCTAGAAAATATTAGAGATAATACAGGTCAAGAAGATCTTGTAACTGTCTTGTCTGGTGAATCAGATCCTGCGATACCACTAAATAGGGTTTTTGTAAGAGATATTAGTAAAGCCTCTGATTACTTAAGAGCACATTTCTGGGATTTAGGTTCTTATTTAGAAGATAGAAAAAGCTCTTTACTTATTCCTCCATCAGAGTGGGAACCTTTAATTTACAAACTTTTAATAGGTGAATAGTAAATGTCTACATCCTTTATGGCTGCGTTCAGTGAACCACGAGACAGCTCAACATCAGGCCCTGTATTGAGACAGGGTGCTGCTTGTTTTGGCAGTTTTAATCGTGTTGATAATCTGACCAGCGACGCTGAATTATTGGAAGTCATGGAATGGCATCCAAGGGTAGCTCCAAACTGCCCTAGCGCGAAGGAATGTTTTGATTTTATTAATAGTATGGGGCCGTGGAAAGGTGTGTATCACTTAACTTCGGTCGGTACTATAGCTGTTGCTATCCGCAATATTCCAGCAGACCGAGTTATTACTGGATTGATGGCTGCTCGTAATTATAACTTAGGTTATAATAACCTTGAGCGAAATAGAATACCAGATGGGATAGAAAATCTTGAAGCACAAAAGCTTTTTTATATTGCATATTGTGCTGGAGCTTCTATCAACAGTTTTGGTGAATTCACTTGGAATGATCAAGGTAGTACAGGTGAAGATGGTATGTGTCTTTTAACTAACGAAACAGATGCTTATGCTCTGTATTTGTTAGCTTATGGAACAGAAGAAGAGTGTTCGGATCTCTTCTTTCAAGACCCATTATTTTCTGATGGGCCTAACGAAAACGGATATCTTCGTGATTCTTCGAGTAATATGCCTCGATTTAGATCACGTCTTCCATCTTCTATCTCTAGTCTGTATCGTTCTCTCGGAGACTGGATGAAGTGTTATCTGGTTCTACGTGGGCCTGCTACTGGTAAATTAGGCCGTTTAACTGTTGGTCAGTTCAAAGAACGTCATCGTTCTCGCGGAAACACACTGGCTTCTCTTTTTGATATGTTTGAAGAATTAAAGGACTTATACTCATGAGTTTTACTATTGGTACTGATCCAGAACTTTTCGTAAAGCGTGGCAACGTGATTGCTTCTGTTGCTGGTATGTTGGGTTGTAGTAAAGAACAAAAACTCCATCTCAGTGAGCGTGTTCGTCTGCAAGAAGATAATGTTCTTGCTGAATTTGATATCAACCCTTGTAAGGGTTTTGACCAGTTTAATAGCAGCATTGAAGAAGGTTTATCTCTGACTTCTGAACTGTTATCTAAACATGGTTATGGTATCGCAGAAGGTGTAAGCAGTCATGTTTACACTCAGGAAGAGCTTGAAAGCTTCGATAAGAGCGCTTTTGTATTTGGCTGTACTCCTGACTTCAATGCGTTCACTGGTCGTCAGAATGCTTCTCCAACTTCTGAAAACCCCGGCCTGCGTACAGCAGGCGGTCATATTCACATTGGTTATTCTGAAACTGTTGGTGTTACAAAGCAGAATCAGTTAACCACTGGCGTTCTGTGCGATTATTTCCATTCTCTGCCATCTGTACTTCTTGACAGTGATACTCGTCGCAAAGAGTTGTATGGTAAAGCTGGTGCAATTCGTTTCAAAGATTATGGTATTGAATACCGTTCTCTGAGTAACTTCTGGATTATGAGCAAAGAACTTCGTCGTCTGGTTTATGATCAGACAGAGAAAGTTGTCAAAGCAATTAACACGGATAAACTGATGCAGTTGCATTCTATTCTTCCGGTTGATCGTCTATACCAAATCATCAATTCAAATGATAAGCGTATGGCTGACAGCTACATGGCCCGCTTAAACATCATTTAAGAGGTTTCCATGAGTTTAGTTCGTGATTATCAAAACTATTATTGTAACACTTGGGTTGCATTGAGAGAGGGCGAGACACTCGTCCCAATCTTTGTGGAAAACATTGACGATAGTAGTGACTATTCACCTGACGATTATTCAGAAGAGCATCGTCGGCTGCTTCTTATTAATGGTCGTCGTTACGATATGAACGGGGGTCGTATCCGTGCTACTCGTATCAGGGTTTCTGTGTTAGATGAAAATCTGGTCTTAGAATCTCCAGATTTGGGTTATGTCTGCATTGGTCGTGATGTTCGTTGGTCGATGATTCGTCCAGTTCGTCAGCGACTGAAAGGCATGGCAAGTAACAAGATTCAGGGAACAAATATCGGCAGAGGCTCTGATAATGCTAAGCTGATTTATGATTTGTTCAATCCTTCTTTTGAAGGACTAGTGAATCGTTATCTGTTTGTTTGTCCTCTTGATAATAATATTCATTATAAAGGTGTTATTATCGGTCGTGTAGACGGCACTGTGGTTAGATTATATCAGCGTTTTATGTATGTCTTTCCTCAGTTTACAGCAAACCCGAATTATGCTTTATTTACTGCTGAGGTTTTATGACTACCGTAGCTCAATATTTTGGTCACAGACAATCCTCTGTCGGATCACCACACCCGAAACTTGCTTTCAATGCTAACGTAGGTATTGAGTTAGAGATTGAAGAAGTTAATTATCTGGAAGTTCCTTATTGGAACTGTACAGAAGATGGCTCACTTCGTAATGGTTGTGAGCTTGTTTGTGCTCAGCCTTACAGTGGTGAAGATCTGTATAACGCTATTGATTCTCTGAGTACAGCGGTTGGTAATTCATCTGCTCAGGGAACTTGGCGTTGTTCAACTCATGTACATTTAGATGTTCGTGATTGTGATAGTACAGTTCTGAAAAAGATCATCGTTGGTTGGGCATTTTATGAGCGCTTGTTGTTTAAGTGTTCTGGTTTTCATCGCTATCGTAGTAACTTCTGTCCAGCATTTGCTGTCGTTCAAGCACAGCTTATTAATGCTGCATCAGCATTTAACTATGATGGTGAACGTTTCTTTAGCCGTCTGGTTGATAATTGGGATAAGTATACTTCTCTTAACTTATTACCTCTGGCTCAGTTCGGAAGTGTTGAATTCCGAGTGAGTGAGCCTAAGTGGAAACGTACTAACCTGATTAATCTGGTTAACCGTTATCTGACAATCAAAAAACTTGCTGTTGAAAACAGAGACATGTCTTTGGAACAGTATGTAGAATTCTTAAAAGAATCAGGCTTTGGGCCAATGATTGAATATCTTCCTTTAGATTACACTATTAATCAGGAAGATTTGGATTTCGGTTACTCTCTGGCAAATGATGTTATCAGTATACGTCATGAGAGTGTTCAAATTGTTCCTCGTGTTCGTATTGTTGAAGCTCCTTCCTCAACAGAAGTTGATGAGATGCAAGCTCCGATCGGCGAAATGATGGTTCAGTGGCAATTATATGCTAACCATGTTATAGGTCGTAGCCGTAACTACAGAAGCGAGTTTGTAAGAATTTTCGGTGCATCAAGCGCTCAAAACATAGACGTAGCAACTGTAGGTCAGTGTCGAGAGTTAATTCAATCTTGGTCTGATATTGAATCAGAAAACCAAGACAGCACTATCCGTAACACAGTTATTGATGGTTGGGTTAACAGTTTAGATACTTTCGTAAGTCGTTTGTAATTAAAATTTAAATGTAAAATAGAGGGCTTTTAATAATGTGTGGAATAGTGCTTGCAGGCGGTAGTTTAACTGGTACAGAAGTTGAGGTTTTTAATCACCTTCTTTATGCAGACGTTTTCCGTGGCGTTCATGCCACTGGTGTGTTTGCTAAACGTCCAGAAGGTATTGTTATGGCTAAAGAAGCCGTACCATCTTATATCTTCCAGCATCGTAAAGAGTACGATGAAGTGTTAACTGGAGCTACTAAGGTTAATACTTACCCAACGTTTTTAGTTGGACATAACCGCCATGCAACTCGTGGTGCTTCTGGTGACAGTAAAAATGCTCATCCATTTCAACACGGCAATATTACACTGGTTCACAACGGCACCTTGTATGATCAGGATCTTCTTCCTGACTCTAAAAACTTTGTTGTTGATAGTGACAATGTTTGTTATTCAATTGACAAAATTGGTGCTGCTGAAACCATCCAAAAACTGAATGGTGCTTTCACTTTAGTTTGGCACGATGCTAAAGATGATACTGTACATATTATTCGTAATGATGAGCGTCCTTTCCATTTGGCTAAAGCTGGTATGGATTGGTTCGGTGCGTCAGAAGAAGATATGCTGATGTGGATTCTGATGCGTCACAAGAGTATCAAGAACAGAAAGATTGAACACTTTGAGTGTGAGATTGGAACTGAGTACGTTTTTGATGTTAGTGGCCCAACTAAACGCTTTGTCTTGAAAGAGGAGATAAAGCATAATTTGCCAACTTTTACATGGGCCAGCCGTTACTCGAACGGCTGGCAGAGTGGATATCAAAGTACGGCGAACCGAAACACAGGAAACGACTACAGAAGTCAAAGTCAAGAAGAAAGAAGAAATAAAATTAAGGCTGAGCAAAATGCTATAGCCTTGATGGAAGGTCTTTCAGTTCGTATTGATCATCGTATTGCCATGTGCCCTACTAAGTTTGAGCGCTATAACAATAGCACTAAGGGTAAGATGTCCGGTTATTTTATGGACAACAATGGCATGGACTATGTAGAAGTTGATGTTTTTGGCGTTGAAGAAGCTCTTTACGAAGATTCTCAGCGAGACTTCCGTATTAGTGTTGTTGGTACGATTCAAGGTTTCTCTCAGATTAAAGGTGTTGTTAGATGCTTCCTGTATCCTACAGTTAGTTTAGCAACCCCTGAAACTGAACAGAATGCAATCAACAACAAAACTCTGGCACAGCTTGATGCTGATTTGACGGAGTTAAATGATGATATCCCTTTTGATGAAGAGATTGATAACATACGTGTTGATGAAAATGACTCTTTCAGAACAATAGGTGGTAAAGAGATCACTTATAAGTTTTGGCATCAACATCAACACGGTTTCTGTATGGGATGTGACAAGCAGATTGCTTGGAAAGATGCACCTAAAGCAGCTTTCGCCCATCAGGGATTTTGGCATCCTGAGTGTTTAAAAAGGGTTGAGGAAGAAGAACGTCAGTTGCGTGAACAAGAGCAACAATCTTCTAACACCTTCCTTTGTAATGATTGCGGTAAAGAGAAGGATATGAAGTTTCTTGACAGCACAGCTTCCGCTGTAAAAGAGCAAGATATATGTTCTTCTTGTGGTTCAGAGATGCGTAGAAAAGGGTCTCTGAATAAATATGATACTAATGTATCTACTATCAGTCATTATGAAAACTGCGACTTTATCGCTGTAAACGGTAACAAGGCTCGTCGTCTTTTTAATAGTAACGAATTTAAGAATATGATTCGTGAATCCGGCAGCGATAAGATTGAGTTTAAAGATCTTAACAAAGCAAGAATTACTCAGAAAGCTTACGGGACTTATTCTTACTTTTATAAAAAAGAAAGTGAGAAGCAGGAGGAAGCCGCTAGTAATAGCGGAAACTTTCCTGTCGCAAAATACCTCCCAAAAGCAAACGGAGTTCAAATGCACATCACCAAAGCCAGATGGAATGAAATCGGGGTTTGTGAGGAATGTCATTCGAATGTTCCTTGGAAAGATTTGAACGAGTGTGTTTTAACCGAATCAAACAGGATTGTTTGTAAAAATTGTAAAGGTAAAAAATAATGGAAAAGATGAAAGAAGTTAATAGAATCTTATTGGATGACGTAGCGGTTATTCGTAAAATCCCTATGTCAAATGCAGGATGCGATAACCTAAGAGCGGCTCAGAAATATCTGGTAGATGGTCTTTCTGAACTTCAAAAGGTTCAAGTTGAATTACCTTTTCCAACCGTGATTCACATGGTTCTTGCCGATTTTATTAAAAGGCATAATATCGATGTCTCTGGAAAACCTAAATCAGATTAATATTGATCTGTCTTTTCTTATGGCGAGAAAACCTAACTTACTGTTAGAACAGTATCGCCAATATAGTATTGCCTTTAACAGCGTGAACATTACCAAAGAAATCTTTGATACTGCACGTTTAAAAATTGAAGTCTTGGAAATTGAAATCCAAGATTGTACAAACAAAATTAACGAATTGAGAGAAAAACTGAAATGACTACTCGTTTAGCTATCCTTCCTTACGGCCCATCTGATTCTTGTGTTGCTCTGCGTGATGAGCTTCGTCGTCGCTTTGAAGGTAATAACCAAGTTCGTGTTGTTCTTCTGAAAACTCAGAACAGTGCCTTCCGTGGTCGCAATGATGACATCATTATCAACTATGGTAATCGTTCTGCTCCTACTGAGTTGTTCGGCTCTGCTCGTGTAATCAACACTCAGACAGCACTTAACAGTGCAGCGAACAAACTGAATGCTCTAAACACAATGCAGGGTCATGGCATTTCTACCATTCCATTTACTACCGATGCAGCAGTTGCTCGAAATTGGGTTGATGAAGGTAGTGTAGTCTATCAGCGTGGCACTTTGAATGGTCACTCTGGGGAAGGTATCACTGTAATTACTCGTGATAACAGAAGTGCTCTTGGTAATGCACCTCTTTACACCAAAGGTATTACTGGTCGTCGTCGTGAATGGCGTGTTCATGTGTTTGATGGAATCATCACTCACGTTCAAGTAAAACGTCGTCGTAACGGTTATCAAGATGATCCTAACTATCGTGATGATGTTCGTAACCATCACACAGGGTGGATTTATGCTACAGAAAATATTAACCCATCGCAGGCTGTTCTTCGTAATGCAGTGCTGGCTGTTAGTTCAATGGGGCTTACTTTTGGTGCTGTGGATGTTATCAGCCTTGGCGAAGATGCTTGGGTTCTGGAAGTAAATACAGCAGCAGGTCTTCAAGCTGAAACAACAATGAATGCTTTCGCAACAGCGTTGCAAGTTAAAGTTGACCAGTTAACAGGTGGTCGTGATGGATTGACCCATATGACTTCTTTCCCTGTTGATTTAACTGTAATGTCAGACAATGAACCTGCTGTTAGTCTGGCGGGTGAAGGTGACGATGAGACTGAGACTGAAATAGCCGTAGACGAGTTTAATGAACTACTTACCCGTGATTCTGGTCGTTCTGCTCAGCGAGCATTCCGTGAAGCATTGGAGGAAGCTCCTCGTTCTACTACTGTGACGCCTGCTGCTCCACAAATGGCATTGTCGCGTCATGGTGCAAGAGCGGTAGAAGGATCTCAAACTCTGGAAGATGGTTACTATATTTGTACTTATCGTACATTAGGTGGCTCTGTTCTGGATAATGTTATTGTTTGGGTTGCCAACAACCGTGCATATCGTACAGGTTGGAATATGCCAATTCCTCGTAACGAAGCAAGCAATTTCCGTCGTATGTCATCTGTTACCATGAGTAATGGTAACACTGTAAACGTTTAATTATAAGGGTATTATTATGTCAATGGAAGACATCATCGAACGCGGTTTTATGGAAGAAAAAGAGCCTCTTATTGTTCACTCTCGCAAGGTTTTAAAACAGCTTTGCGAAGAGTATGGAATCACTAATGAGCGTCGAGTATCTAGTGAGTATTCAGCTTTCGTAACATTTATGCAACGTGAAGATGAAGAAAGCGCCCGTAAGATGCTTACTCAGTGGCAAGAAGATAAAGCTGTCACTAAAATCCCTGTATAAATTATAAGCCTGTCCTTTGGATGGGCTATGGAGTTTTTATGTCAAAACAAAAAGCAAGAACTTTTGTAGTTAATCCTTATATGTCCAATCAAATGGAAATCAAAGCGAACAGTGTTGTTCGTGTTGATAGTTGGTATGAGTTTTCAACTGAAACTGGTGTGGTTGCTTTTGTACCTGCCAATGTTCCTGTCGTTGAAAAGGACAAGCTTGGTGGATAAGCTTAAGTTTAAAGTTTACTACAAAGATAAAGAGATGCTTCCTGATATTATCGAAGCAAATAAGCTTTGGAACGATGAAACAGCTTATTCTTTTTTGAATGTAGGAACATCTAAAGCGAAATGGGATACTATCTGTTCTATTCCTGTGTCGAATATTCATAAAGTCGAGCAACTATGTATTTAATCTTAAAGCATAATCAACTATTCTCTGTCTTGTTTTCAGACTTATCAGTATATGGTCAAATTGACTCCCTTAGAGAATCTTTTTTAAGAGATTTTAATTCTCATCAAAGTAATGTTAGATACTACACTTGCTTTGAAAACTATTTTGCTAGAAGTATGCAAAATGTTAAAATCTTACATGTTGATAATCCATCTGATGTAGCTAACCTTGATTGGGTTCCTTTCTTCGGCAGAGATAATAGATACAATCAACGAGGTTGGATTGATGCCCCTGAAAGTGTATTAGATTGGACTAGTCGTTTCTTTCGTACTGAACCTTATCGATACGAAGCCACAACTAAAGTCTTTGCTACAGTAACAAAACGTGGTATTAAATCGTCGGGTATGGAAGTAATTCTTGATCCTGAACTTCTTTCAGAATCTATTCGTCCTGTAGAGTATTATGAAAATTTAGTAGGAACTTTTGCTCGAATTAAAGCAACTACTAATATTCATGACTACGGTTGGGCTACTCTGTTTCTAAGCCCTGATTCAATTGGTAATATTCGTTTGGAAACCCAATTGATTGATGGATTCAGATTTGTAACTCTTTAACTCGTGTTTGATAACACTAATAATCGGGAAGTATAAATGTCCAATATTGAAACGTTGATGAATAAGAAAAGACCTCACTCTTTTACAGCAGGGGAGTATTTTGTTGTTAAGGTAGCAAAATCTGTCGTTGGTAGATTTACTATTGTAGAAAAACGTGGAACAAGATATGCTAAAGGGGTTTATCTGGGTGTGCCTTTTAATGTGGCAATAAGACCTTATTTCCTTGACGATGAAACCTTTTACGGTAAAGCAATTTACAAAGTTGAAGAAAGAAAAAATATAGTAGCATTTGACTTGGAAACTGAATATCCAAATCATAGTGAAGTTCTTGTTGGTAAACAATTCGTCACTGGTAAAAAAGGTGAAGTTTATGTCGCCAGAGCTAAAGTGGATAAAACAGCACAAGATGTTGTTGGTTATTGGGGGGTTACTGTAAAGCCTTCTGATGAAATTAGATTTATTTTAAAATTTGTTGAAGATAGTATTTGTATTGTTACTGATGTTGAATCAGGATTGAAATTTAGGTACAAAGTAGACAAGACATTAAAAGAGATTCCTCTTTTTAATGATTACTATATTTTCAAACTTATCTCGACTGCTAGAGAAGGTGTTGTTAAAACTACGTTAGAAGAAGAACGATATATTGTCTGGACTCCTTCTAGTATCGCACCTCCTCAACAAATCTTTACCAGTGCTAAACAAGCTCGTTATGTTTCTTATCGCATGACTGAGCAGCATAAAGCTACTGGTGCAATATTCTATTGGGCAAAACTTGAAGGTCACGCTCATTGGGGTATTGTTCACTAAATTGCTTGCTATAAGGTATTCGAAAGAGTGCCTTATGTTGATTCAATTTAAGGAGAATCACATGAAAATCGGTAGTGCTGAACATAAAGCATGGCAGAAAGAGAATGGTCGTAAGTTACTAGAAAGACTTGAAAAGACTGTCAAATCCGGCCCTAAAAGTAATGGGCTGTTTGATTCAATGTCTCATAGTTTTTCTTCTAATCTTTTAAACTCTATGAAATCTCGTAAGGTTACAAAGTGAATAGACCAGCTTGGTGGTTTAGAAGAGATTGTAAATGCTTTGGGTGTCAACTAGTATCTACACCTTTTGGTAAAACTCGTCGTAAATTGATTCTGGATTTTATGTCAGACAAAAGCAACGGTTGGTTAATCAATAAAAGCAATAATCCTCAATTTAAAAAAGATCCTGACTTAAGACGTTTAGTTAAGCAGGGTAGATTAAAACTCGTAAGTAATACACTGTATAAGGTAGAGAAATAATGTCTGGTAAAGTTTTAGTAGCAGTATATGGTAGCCTTCGTTCTGGTATGCACAATGCGTCTGTAAATGATCGTGCTGGAGCAACTTTAGTTGGTAAAGGTCGTACTGTTGATAACTACGATCTGCATCAGTATAGCTCTTGCTATTTCCCATCTGTTTCTCTGGCTCATTCAACTTCTGAAAAACCTGTAGTAGTTGAAGTGTTTGAAACTGATCAATCCGGTCTGGAAGGCCCGTATGATGGTCTTGAAGGTCATCGTGGTAATGATAATCCACACACTTTCTACAAACGTACACTGGTTCCGGTACTGTTGGATTCAGGTGAACAAGTAGAAGCTTGGATCTATCACATCGATGAAACACAGCCAGTTCGTGTAGAATCTGGTGATTGGGTTGAGTTCTGCAAGGACAAATAATATGGCTATTGTAAGTCAAGAAACTTTAGATCGTATCAAAGAAGAAAGACGACAAGCTTTTGTTAATGGGTCTAGCTATGGATACAATTATGCAATGAGAGCTTTAGATTCTGCTATTGCTCAACTTGAACAGATTGCTGTTGTAACTAGAAATCTTGAAGTCGCAGTTGTAGAAAAAGGTTAATCCAATGTCTTCTACAGTTGAAGAAGTGAGGCGACTTCAACAAAAGCTTCATTATTGTCGCTGGAAAATTCGTAAGTTTGAAGTATATTGGTCTGAACAGAAACTGAAAGGAACCAAGAATACTGTTGTTTATGCCGAAAAAAGCATCAAGGCTTATGAAGAATTAGCTGATGAATGCCTCAGAAGGATTGGAGAGTTAATCGGATAAACTTGGAACTCAGATGTGGGTATATAGGAATGAAGTATATGTCCTCCCACATTTGATTGCAGTAAATGGAATCAGGTGGTAAATGCTCATGGAACTCAAGGAGAGAAGAGCGTGAAAGTCGATAAAGTAATCGTAGGTGACACAGCTTGCCCAGAGTGCCGCTCTCATGGGCGAGATAAATCAGGCAACCATCTAGTGTTGTTTCATAACACAAAAACAGATGAGCGCTGGGGCAAGTGCGGTAGATGTGGTCACTACGAAGTATTTGACAAAGGCTCTATGCCAGAAGTCAAAGAAAAGAAAGAATTATCACCAGAGGAATTGCAAGAGCTTCTTGATGAAGTTATGGAATTACCTCAAAAAGATTTGTCTGCTCGATTAATTCCAAAAGCTGTAGCTGAACGTTATGGTGTTCGTATCGGTCTTAGTTGTGAAGATGGTCAAACCCCTGTAAGTTATTTCTTTCCTCGTGAAAAAGATGGAGATATTCAGGGTTATGAAGTAAAAGGTATTGAACGTAAGTTCTTCTACTTTGTTGGTAATGTTAAAGAGTCTGATTTCTTTGGATTATCACAAGCACAACGTGGTGATGTTTATAACAAGAAGTTATTCATTTTTGAAGATGCTTTGAGTTGTATGTCAGGTTTTCATGTATTGACTCAGTTCACTACAGCGACAAACATCAAACCAGCATGTGTTGCACTTCCAAATGGTGCTGGCAGTATTTCATCTGTCATGTCCCGTAATCGTGATTTTCTTAATGGCTTTGATGAAATCGTTATCTGTATGGATAATGACTCAGCGGGCGAGGAAGCTCTGATTAAGGGTCGTGCTCTTTATCCTAACGCAAAGTTTGCAAGGATTCCGAAAGGTATCTTTACTTACAATGAAAAAGAAAAAGAGATGAAAGATGCCAATGATATGCTTCTGGCAGGTCGTGGTCAGGAATTATTCAACATCTTAAAATTCTCTGCTAAACGAGAGTCTCCAGCAGGTTCTGTAACTGTTTTTGACTGTTTAGAAGATGCTCTGAAGAAACCTGAATGGGGTGTTCCTTATCCTTGGGAAACTCTGAATAACATGACTTTTGGTATTCGTTGGGGAGAGATGGTAGCAATCGGTGGTGGTGTAGGGTCAGGTAAAACTCTCATTGCACACGAATTGGTAGCATGGCTCGGACTTAAACATGGATATAATGGCGGTGGATTCTTCTTAGAAGAAAAAGTCGGCATGTCTATTAAGAATATCGCTGGTAAGTCAGCAAGTATTCCATTCCATCGTCCAGACGTCGATTATGATCAAGACATTCTATATAATGAAGCTTTGAAGTTTGCTGATAAGTTTTTCTTGTATGACAACTTTGGTCAGAACGATTGGGATGATATTAAGCAGTGTATTCGTTTTTGGGTTGTTGAGAATGATTGTAAATATATTATTCTTGATAATATCACAGCACTTGTATCTCATTTGACGCCTTCTGAAATCAACACTGAAATCAGTAAGATTGCATCTGAATTGGCAGGTATGTGTCAGGAATTGAATTTCACAGCTTTTGTTCTGTCTCACTTGAACGCTCCAACATCAGGTAATCCTCATGAAGAGGGTGGTCAGGTTAAAGAGGTTCAATTTACAGGTTCTCGTTCTCTGATGCGTTGGTGTCAATGTATCATCGGATTTGAACGTAATAAGCAGGCAGATGGTAATGGTAAAAACTTATCGCTTATCAGGCTTCTGAAAGAACGTAACTATGGTCAGACTGGTATTTGTTATACAAAATACGATCCAGCCACAGGACGTCTTTTAGAACGTACAGAAGCAGAAGTAGATGAGAGTGATCCATTTACTTGCATGGAAGATGTAATCGCAATGGAAGAGAGTGCGAGAAGAGATGAAAGCTTACCGTTCTAATAAGAAGATATATGCATTCGATATTGAATCTGATGGTCTGTATGACACCATCGGAAGTGTCTGGTGTTTATGGATTCAAGATGTAATTACTGGTGAGAAGTGGGGATTCCGTCCCCACGAAATCGCTCATGGCATAATTAAACTTAAAGAAGCTGATGTAGTAGTTGGTCACAATATAATTGACTTTGACTTGCCAGCTTTGACTAAAGTTTATCCTGCATTAGCAGGAACTGAATTTAAAGTCTTAGACACTCTTAGTTTAAGTAGATTCCTACAACCTGACCGTAACTTCGAAACTCCATCAGGGCATTCTCTGAAATCTTGGGGTATTCGTTTAGGTGATACTAAAGGTGCGTATGGAGACGAAACAGAAAACGCATGGGACAAATTTACGGAAGAAATGTATGAATACTGCGAACAAGACGTTCACGTAACTGTTTTGTTGTATCATCATTTAGTTCGTAGTGCAGGGTTTGAAGTTGATGACCCTCCTGTGTTTGATTTCTATTGTACTGAATTTTGATTATCAAGGAATAATCTAATGATCTGTTTTCCAATTTCAAGTTTAAATCCATCAAAACTTAGCAATCGTAAGTTAGCTGTAGGACGTCATTTTTTAAGCCTTCTGTCTGATGAGGGCTTGCTACCCTCAAATTACAGCTTACGCCCTGTCATTCTTGGCGGTGTTGTTCGTGACACTGTATTCCGAGAAAGGGAGCCTAATGATGTAGATATTTTCTTTTATCGTAATTTAGATATTCTTAATACGATGGGATCTTCCTCTGCTCGTGTCCATGTTGACCGAGATTTACGTCTTTTAAAAGAGAATTTATTAGTTTGGTTAGAAGATCTTGGATTGGAATACGAATCATTGCTTACAGAGAATGATGGACAGTATCCCGGCTCTGTTGGAAGATTCTTAGATATCTTATCTTTTGAGTGGTCTGGTGTGAATATTCAAATCATGATTCCATCAAACTATCTAAACACTTCAATGAGTATAGGTAATTTATTAGCATCTATGCCGGTCGTTTGTGGCGTTGGTATGACACAGAACTATATTTACTCTACCTATGCTTTTGCTGGATCACTCCCTTTGTTATCCAGTGGAGTGTACCCTATTGCTCATGACAGAGACATAGCATATGTAGTTAAGAAGTTTGGTGAAGATGCGCTTATTCGTCGCTATAATAACTCTGATGAATTAGTTCAGGATTCATTAGGAAGAATTCACTCTGGATTTGCTACTGTTCCTGCTGGTACTGTTTCTGGTAGAGACCGTATGCCACAAGTAACAAAACAAATTCTTGTTCAAAATCACTACGCTTCACTGTTTGGTGATATCGAATTTACAATTGGTTCTGCATCGTCAATGCCAGTTGATAATTAATATGTGTAAAATACAAGGAGTAGTATGAGTCTTTTAGGGAGTAAGGAATTACACGAAGTAATTGATAACGGTTTTCTGGATGCAAAACATGAATTTGTAAATGCTGCTTCTATTGATATTCGTATTGGCGACACCATTCTAGTAGAGGAATCTGCCAGTGGTGTTGTTGATATTGATAAGAAAGAAAACTTAAACTGGAAAGAAGTTGAGATTCCAGATGAGGGATATATTGTAAAGCCCGGAGAGTTCTTCTTGGCTCATAGTGTCGAAGAGTTTAATCTCCCTGATAATATCAGTGGTCAATTCATTCTCCGTAGTTCTATGGCTCGTTGTGGATTGAACCATCTAATGGCAGGTTGGGCAGATGCTGGATTTAATAAGTCTAAACTTACTTTCGAATTTCATAACGTAACTAAACATCACAGCTTACGTGTTCGTAAAGGTATGCGAGTAGGTCAGATGATCTTCTCTGAGCATTCTCCAGCAGGTGATGATTCTTATGCAGTTAAGGGTCGTTACAATAACTCTGATAAAGTTCATGCAAGCAAGGGGGTATAATGACTGATATTAAAGTAACTAAACAGGAAGATAAATACTTCATTCAAATTGATGAAGGTGATTTCGGTTTAAACATCTTTGTAAAAGAAGCTACTCTTCCTCTGTTAGCAGATGCTATCACTTCTCAACTTAATTCTGAAATAGTCTTAGATGATTTTAGTTTAGATGATGGTGTTTGTGATAGTTGTATGATCTAAGGAAATTTAATGATAGTAGAAAGCAGAAAAGGTAGTTGGGTCGCTCGTGTTTATACTAAAGACTCTGAAAATGCTTTTAAAGTTGTAGCTGAACAATATTACCCAACGAGAAAAGAAATGCGTGAGGGTATTAAACTGTGGAAAGCATTAACGTATAGTTCTAACACTAAAGTTAAAATTAAAACCTACAGAATTCAGGGACTAATAGAAGGCTTCTGTCAATACTTAGGGCCTTACAATACAGTGATGTATAAAGAAGTTCGATAATGGAAAAAAGGGTGGGACTTTTGTCCTGCCCTTTATAATGTATATAATAGTATCTATGTACATAAGAATAAGGATATTCGCAAATGGTATTAACTAAACTTTACACCGACACTTGTGCTCCATGTAAAGCAATGACTCCGATTATTGCTAAAGTGTTAGCTGAGTTCCCTGAAATTGAATTAAAGGAATTAAATGCACGGTCAGATGAAGGATCTGCAAAAGCGGCTGAATTGGGTGTTCGTAATGTTCCTACCCTGTTCCTTGATGATAATTATAAGCACTCTGGCCCAATGTCTGAATCTCAGCTAAGGGACTGGATTAGTAATTATCAAGGAGCATAATCATGATTGATCTCAGACAAATTGCTCCTCCTGACGAAACTGTCAATAAATCTAAGGTAATGCAAAAATATTATCATAGAGACATGTTAGGCCGTTATATCAAAAATAGAGACATTGTTGCTTGGTCTATAGGCAATCAAGGGTATCTGTTGAAAGTTTTGCAAGTAGTTGGTAGTACAGAGAAACGCATTAAAGTTTATGACCCTGAAAAGGGTAAATCTAAAGATGTGCTTCCAACCAACTGTATTGTTATAACTCAACAAGTTCTTGATAATATTCAGAGAAATGTTGCTCATTCTGAAAACGTAGACGGAGATTAATAAATGGATCTTAACGATGTAAGATTTGAGTCATCTATGGGTAGATTGACTTCTATGCAGAGTCTTGTTACCGGATATCAAGATCCGTCTGAGATTCTACTTGATTTAGCTAGACACGCTCTTTCTATCAGTGTTAATGCTAAAATCGCTAAATATAATTCTAAAGAGAAAGCTGATATGCTTTGCTCTCTTTCTTGTGATTTTGGCTGTCATTATGATGAATTAGCCAGATTAGTTCAAATTAAAGGTGTTCCTGTAAGCTTTGCCGATGTTACTATATGTGACTTTGAGTACGAAGCAAGTATTGCACCACAGCTTTTAAACCTACTGATGGAAATGAAATCTTGTTTAGATATAGGTTTCGTTTGCTTAACTTCTGTAGGAGATAAATCAGTAGTTGGTAAAATTTGCAACTGTATTGAAGATGCTATTTACTGCCTAACTGAATGTATAAATGACCCTGCCAAATAAGGCGGGGTTTTCTTTTCTCTGGAGTAGTGATGAAACATTTTAAACAGCTTGTACACATTTGTAAGAACGCTCTTAAGCCTCCTGTAAAAATTGAAACAAAAGAGCCTAGAAAGTTTACTGTAGCAGAAGCTTACGCAATTATTGCAATTGCAGAAGAAGAGCGTCGTAGGTCTTTCAATGCACTTCGTTGGGGTCAAGCTGTTTGGAATGTTGCATATGATAAGAACCCTGAACTAATGGATTTTTATCGAGCAGGAAGTAAGGATTTCTTTCATGTAAGAGATCTTTATAAAGCAGAAGAAATGTTTAACGAATATTATGTGGAGAAGTGAAATGGTTTTCCGTTCAATGAAAAATTGGAATCTTCGTGGTAAACGTATTAAAACTGGTCAGGTAGCAGCAGCTTGGACTAATGATGGAAAACCTTTGTTTTCTTCTCAGCAAGTCCGACGCTCAGATGCTTCCCGTTTACGTTCTATCTTTGATATTATGTAAATGAAATGTTTTAAATGTGACAGTGCCGCTGTGAATTGTAGAAAGTTTACTGATAAGACTCTCGAAGACAGTTCACCTAAGCGTGGCAAAAATAAACGTTACAGAGAAACTAAAATGATTCAATTTCTATGTACTAATTGTGGTTCTGGATGGAATGAGGTAGCTCCTTAATGAAAGTAGCTCTTGTTATTTGTGACAACGGAGATGGCGGAGCCAGTATTCGTTGGTTTAAAGATATACTACTTGCCGAAAGGTTATGTAAAAACAACGAAAACTTCTATCAAAATGAAGGCGATCCAGAGGTTATTGATCTTCCAGATGATTTCATTCCTCGTGGTGGTTTTGATGATAAATACTATCTTTTAAGAGAAGAGGTAAATAATGGCTGTAAATAATTCTCGTCGTTTTCGTGTTGAACAACCTTCTTCATCGCTTCCAGATCGTTTCCGAGTTAAGCTTACTCAGTGGAATGAAGACTTCACTGATTTAGTTTCTACTCGTACAGAAGTTGCCAAAACAATGGCTCAAGCTAATAAAATTAAAGGTGATTTCGAAGCTGAACATCATACCAATGTAGGGAACATTGAAACAATTTAAATAAGGGGTCATGGATGACTACAGAAGTAAAATTAGTAAGTATTACACCTAATGCAGAAGCAACTATGGGCTATATCGCTCGTGTATCTAATCCTGCGAATCAAGATAATCCAAACGTTGCTGGTCTGCTTTCTTATTGTCTACGTCACGGTCACTGGTCTGTATTCGAACAAGCTACAATGACATTGGAGATTAAGACAACAAGAGCTATCTCAGCACAGATTCTAAGACATCGAAGCTTTACCTTTCAAGAGTTTAGTCAGCGTTATGCTGAGGTTGAGTATGCGGATGTTCCCGAACTCCGTAGACAAGACACAAAAAATCGTCAGAACTCGATTGATGATCTTGATTGGGATATGCTAGAGCATTATCGCACACAGATTGATTCATTGTTTTATAGAACATATGAGTTGTATAGTGAACTTCTTGAAAAAGGGGTAGCTAAAGAGTGTGCTCGTATGATTCTCCCTATGTGTTCCCCTACCACGATTTATATGACTGGTAATGTTCGTAGCTGGATTAATTATATTAATCTTCGTGCAGCGAATGGAACACAGAAAGAACATATGGAAGTTGCTGAGTTAGCAAAAAGTATTTTCACTGAGAACCTACCTGTAGTTGCTAAGGCTTTAGGTTGGGTTTCTGAGACTGAGTAAGGAGTATTTATAATGAACTTGATCTGGTTAGTAGTTGCAGGTGTAACTTTTGTCACGATAGTACAAGCCTATTTGGTGTCTATTACTCTGAAAAGGTATAAAAAGTATTTGAGAGACCTAGCTATTAACACTGCAAACTTAGCTAAAAATCAAAACAAACAAGTTCTTCTCCTTGGAAGTCTAGCCGAGCGTGTTACAACGTTAGAACCCAAAGAGGAGTCTGAGGGTTAATGTACAGTAACAAGGAGGTTGTAGTGGGAGTGAATACAGTGGATTGGTGCAATAAAAAGATTGAAGAATCTATTAGAGAAGGTCGTAAGCAAGAAGCAGAAGCTTACACTAAGTTAAAATCTCTTTGGGAACAACGAAGTGAGAATAAAGAATCTCCTAACCGGTAAGTTTGAATCAGTACATTTCGAAGACAATTTCTGGAGAACAGAAGATGAAATACGTTCAAGGGGATCTAATCAATGCCCTACAGGTGGGACATGTAAATGTGATTGCCCATCAAGCAAACTGCTTTTGCAAGGGACGGAGGGGAATAGCCCCTCTAATCTTTGAAGCTTTTCCAGAGGCGAAACAAGCTGACGATGCTACAGAGGTTGGGGATAAAAATAAACTAGGAACGTTTACCTTCGGTAAATACAACTCCTCTCTGATCTATAATCTTTATGGTCAATATACTTTCGATAATAAAGACCCAACCTACGGAACAGATTACAACGCTCTTGAATCTGCTCTGAAAGCAATGAAAGAGGATTTGGATACGAAAGTAGATGATTTTCATCCTGAATTGATTCGAATTGGATTTCCTTTGATTGGTTGTGGTTTAGCAGGCGGTGATTGGAAAGTTGTTTCGGGGTTTATTGAAAATATTTTTAATGACCCTGAAAAATACGATATCTACATTTTTACTCTTGATAAGATCGACGGAACAGAGTATGTCAACTAAAAGGCTATTTAATACTATGGGTAAGATTTTTAATGCAACACTTGCAGTAGTTTTCTTTGCTTTTGCTGTAGCTATAGGTTTGGATTATATGGTTCCTGATAAGTGGTTTGTAATTTTTCTTTGTATATCAGTAGGATTTCAGGAAATCTTAACTTGTATCAATAAAAGAAGCTAAACAACAAATAGCACCTTAGACTCCTTCGGATGAATGAATATGTATTGTATACGTGTACACTTATCTACAAGGAGTTTAAAATGCCCTCAAGTAAAGGCTATGTAAGAGATTATGATCAAGAACGCAAAACAGCTATCGCCAGAGGAGAAACTGGAAAAGGAAGTTCTTCTGGAGACGCAGTTCGCCACCGCGCACGTCGTGTCGTTGAGAAACGGTCTGGTAAGGCTGCAATCAAAGGTAAAGACGTTGACCACATTAAAACAGTCAAATCTGGAGGCAGTAACGAATCATCTAACCTACGTATCAGATCAGTTGCAGCTAATAGGTCAGACGGCGGAAAATCTGGAAACACTGCTGGGAAATCTTCCGGTGGGAGAAAAGGAGCTTTAAATAGTTGAGTAATATAACTTTAATTCTCGATGAATTTGATGTATTAAGCAATTTCAATTGTGGTCAGATTGTTCGGCATTTTGGAACAGAGCTTTTAGATGAATTTAGATTTTCAGATTTAATTGAAGCTGCTGGCGGTGTTGATGAAATTATTGAAACAGTATCTGATGAAGGTATTGATAGGGAATTTCTTAATCGTCATCCTAATCCAAGTGAAATTTTAGATTATCTCGATGATGAAGCTATCATTGATTACCTTTTAAATAAAGGTTATAACATAGAGATGTAACTATGCCTCATATTGCGATGCACGGTCTGTCTGCTGTAGTAGATAGTAGATTAATCCTTAACCAAATCTCTGCTGATGAGGTTATAAATCACTACTCTCCTACAACACTATTTATTTATATTAGGCCACAGTTAGATAATACTTTTGTTTTAAATCAAGTGCCTACTGAGGCTATTTGTGATTATCTTATTGATCGCGGTTTTAACGTTGAAATGTAATACAACCTGCTAGAAGGATCTAGCGGGTTTTTCTTTTTTATACTATTAGGAATAGTAATATGTCAAAAAATATCTCTTCTTTACAAATCCATTCCGTATCTGTTGCTGATGTGTTTGGTGATAAAGTAATCCTCAATACTTATACACCTTATGATATCTCCTCTGAACAAGAAAATATCGACATGTTTAAAGAGGGTATCACTTTATTTGCTGATGCAACAGCCCGCACTAATGTAATCATCCGAGACCATTCTGGTCGCTTTCTAAGCTATAAAAATGTACCTGCCTTATGTAGCTCTGTAGAGAGCCTTAAACCTTTCCCTGTAGTTGGTCAAACTGTTGGTGCTTAATTATGATTGAACGTGACATGGGCCACTACATTGTTATTAATCGTAATGATGTAGATGCTTATCTTAGTGACCACGGAAAAGAAACCCTACAGCAACTTTTGGAGGGTATTGAATCTAATAGGCTTCAAAATGGTAAGCCTATACGTGATTACGTTGTAGTTTCTAATAAACGTCCTGAACTATATGAAACAGTTTGGGATGCTGTCCTACACACTATCCAAAAAGAGCAGAATAAATGATTTATTATACAGGAATAGGTAGTAGAGAAACACCAAAAGCTATTCTTGATATAATGGAAGATTTGGCTAATTGGTGCTCTGAAAAGGGTTGTATTCTCAGAAGCGGTGGTGCTGATGGTGCTGATACAGCTTTTGAAACTGGATGCGATAATTGGGGTGGTGACAAGGAAATTTATATTCCTTGGGGAAATTTCAATGACAGGTCGGTATCAGAGGAAGGGATTTTTGTCAGAGGTAATGATGTAAATTCCAGAGAGATTGCTTCTACTATCCATCCTGTATTCTATTCCCTAGGTCGTGGTGCTCAAGCTTTACATGCCAGAAATGTTAATCAAGTTCTTGGTAGAGATTCTTCTAACCCAGATCCTAGCTCATTCTTAATATATTTTGCCCCTCGTACTAGAGGTGGAAGTGTTAAAGGTGGAACAGCTACTGCTGTTAAGCTTGCTGAAAGGTTTGGTGTTGATTGTTGGAATATGTTTGATAATCATAAAATAGAGGACATTAAATCTTGGATAGAAACGAAGTTGTAATGTTTGCTGTTGTTATAAAAGACACTGGTCAAATGATTTTAAATAAAAAATCTCGTAATTATTATATCTATGAATCTGCCAAAGATGCTTGGAAAGCTTTAATAGTGTCAGGAATGGAAGATGACTATGATGTAATAGAGGTTTTAATAAATAAAAAATAACTAGGAGCTTTTAGGTACATGGATGTACAAAAAGATTATTACAAAAAGATGAGAGTGGATGGAAAAAGGGTTCACATACATCGCTGGGTAGCAGAAAACTTCGTCCCTAATCCCAATAATTTACCTTGTGTTAATCATATAGATGGTAATAAGTGGAATAATGATCCATCCAATCTTGAGTGGTGTACGTATTCTCATAATATTCAACATGCATTTGATACTGGTTTAAAAGTTGCCAATAAAGGTGAACAACATCAATCTGCAAGATTAACACAAGAACAAGTCAATTTAATTAGAAAGATTTATGTTTCAGGTAGTAGAGAGTATGGTGCAAAGCCTCTAGGAAGGAGGTTTGGAGTCTCTAGTACCCATATTAGAAGGATCATAAAGAATGACCGATGGAAAGAATGTTAACTACGACCCGTTTAAAGTTGAAATGTGTGTAGCTGACATTATTAGCAGGCAATCAAAACATGGAGTCAGTTTTAACGGTAGACAAGCTAGATGGTTTGTTCATGTCTTAACTGAATATATTCTTAAGATTGATCTTGAACTAATCCCTCTGTTACCTAAAATGCGTTTAGACGGTACATCCTATCGTAAACCTTTTAAGCTAAATGGCGATTTATCTAAATGGCCCAAAGAATATGCTGATAGGGTAGGTTTGACAAGAGAGGAAATCGGTGGGCCGTTTACAGCGGTAGAGTATGTAGATTTTGACCCCTCGAAAGTACAACGTGTTAAAGAAGCACTAATGGATGAAGGTTTTCTTCCTCCAGAGTGGAATACAACGAAGAAGCCGTGGAACGTACATGAGTTTCGTCGTGACCTCCAACGTATGACTTATGCCGAATGGCTAAATCAGTACAGTCGAGGGAATGCAAAAGAGCGTCAGATTGCTGCAATGGTTGATGCGGATATTCAAAAATTCGTACAAAAACATTTTAAGCAACGTTCTGTAAACTACATGAAAGCTTATCTTTATGGATTAGGTTTCAATGTAAAAACAAGGCCACCGACTTTTGATCAAATCAAAAAGAAGCTTGCCCTATCTGATAAGTGGATTACTGCTCCTACGGACTTAGAGGACACATTGGATGAAAGTCTTGATGGTGACCTAGGTCGTGTTGGTGGACTGCTTAAAAAGCGTATGATAGCTTCTCATCGCATGGGTCTAATCAAAGGTCTTATTAACAAGGAACGTGTCGATGGTAAGTTGTCGGCAGATGCTAATCCGTGTGCTACTCCGACTTTCCGGTTTAAGCATCGTGTTGTGGTTAATATTCCATCAAGGGGATTCTTTGGTCACGAGTGCCGAAGCTTATTCCAGTCAGACATTAATGCTGACGACGATCATTCTTCTCGGTTTATTGTCACTAACAGTGTACCAGACGGTTGCTATATTAAGTCAGGCACTAACGTTATTTATGACCAGAAGAAAAACAAACCTGTAGGAATCCACAAGTATTACATCCCTCAAGGACGTGAGATATTTGTTGGTTATGATGGTTCAGGTTTAGAACTTCGTATGCTAGCTCACTACCTCATCTTTGAGTGTAGGGCCATGTTAAAAGAAGCGGTTGAAGAGAATAACCCTTCTAAAAAAGCAACAGCAGAACGTGGTCTAGCCTCTGCAATTCTTTATCGTGACATTCTGTTAGACGGCGACATTCATACTCATAATATGAAATTAGCTGGCCTACCTACTCGTGATAATGCTAAGACGTTTATTTATGCATTCAACTATGGTGCGGGAGATCTTAAGCTTGGCAGTATCACTGGAGGTGGTAAAGAAGAAGGTGCAATTATGAGAGAAAGATTCTTAGCAGAGAATCCTTGTATTGCAATTCTTATTGACCGTATGACAGAGAAAGCTAAGAAAGGTTATATTGAGGGTGTTGATGGTCGTAGGATTACCATGCGTAGAGATGCTCAAGGTAAGGTTATGACACATAAAGCACTAAATACTTTATTACAGAGCGCCGGGGCTATTGTTATGAAGTATGCAATGATCTTCTTAGATAAATGGATTCGTCGTGATAAAGTTCGTTGTGCGAAAGTCATTGATATGCATGATGAAGGCCAATTCTCTTGTAATAGAAATGATGTTGATAAGCTAACAGAACTTATGGCACTGTGTGTTAAAAGGGCTGGAGAATATCTGAAAATGGAATGTCCATTGGCTTCTGATTATCAGATTGGAGCTAATTGGTTACATACACACTGAGACTTATTTATGTTTACTGTACGGATGATTGATATATTAATCATCCTTATAGTCATATTAATAAAGAGAATATTTAAAATGACTTATTATTATCATATTTATAAAGTATCTAGCGGAAAAGAGCATAAGTGGATTGAAAAGATTTACCATAACCCTAAAGAAGCTGATGAACATCTTCGTCTTATGGGAGGTATCATGAAAGAGCTTAAAGAGGTAGATTCCTAATGCCTAGAGAACAAATTGCGAGACAGATGTCAGACAATTTAACTGCTTCTGAACGAGCAGTAAGGTCTATATCAGAATATCTGATGGAAGAGTCGATCATACAAGACATGCTATTTGACGAGCCTGAAAAGTGTCGTATTTGTGGTTCAATCCTTCATGGACACATGTGTACTGATGAATTTCATGATCAAAGCAGAGCCTATCCTACAGGCACTATAGACATAGGCAATCATGTAATGACCATTAGTGATAGTGATGGTATTGCAAGAGTAACTGTTGGATCTATTAATTCGCAAAGGACAAGAAACTCAAACCCTTTTAATACAGATGATTATAGACGTTTTTCAGAACAATTTAATCAGTACATGTCTCATAGAAGTAGAGAATCATCCTTTGATACTAGACCACAATCTACAACCCTTCTCGATTTAAATCAGATTGAAAATAGATTAACAACAGTGGATACGCTGACATCTTTAAGTGGTCAGGTGAATAACTTAAGAAGTACAGTAGATAGATGGATGAACAGAAATGCACAAATTTGAGCCTCTGAAAATAGCATTAGATTACGATGATACCTTCACCGCTGATAAAGCTATGTGGGCTAATATAGTTCTGTTTATGAAAGCTAATGGTTGTGATGTGAGATTCGTAACCTTTAGACATGAACATCCATCTACTTTTTCAAATGAAGATATTCTTCAAGACTCTGATAAACTTAGTATTCCTATCATTTTCTGTGAAGGAGTACCTAAAAAGACAGTCACTTCTCAGAGGATGTTTCATCCAGATATTTGGATAGATGATTGTCCAGAATTAATTCCAACAGAGGATGAATTATCTAATACTCTTCTTCACATTAATAGAAGAAATAGAGTAGAAATTGCTCCTCAAAATCAACAACAAATAAGTACAGGTTATTCAGAGGAAACTTTAATTATTCCTCGTTAATCTGGTACTCTAACCTTAGTCTATATAATGGATAAAGCATATAGCTTAGCTTAGCTTTGATATGCTAGCTTTGCTAGATGCTTCCAATGAGAAGTTAATACTGAATTGTCCAAGATGGACACAATTAAATAAGGATATTATCATATGTCAATGATTCCAGAAATGAACACCACCTCTTCTTTCAAGAAAAATACTTACAACGTTATCCCTGATGGTGAGTATGAAGCTCGTATTGTTCGTTTTATCGGTCTAGGTGTCCATAAACAAGACCCTTGGAAAGACCCTAAAACAGGTGAAGTGAAAGAGAAGCAACCTGCATTTCGTGCTGATGTAACTTTCGAGTTGATTGGTATTGATGCTACTGGTGTTGATTCGGAAGGTAAGCCACTGGACACTAAACCAGCTTGTCAGTTTAAGACTTACCCTGTTAATCCTCGTGCTAAGAATTCTGGTATGTTGGATTTGTGTAAAATGATTGACCCATCTATTCAAGCACTTAAAGGTGATTTGAACTGGTTCAAGAATGTTCTGTTAGGCCAGCCAGTTAATATCACGATTGGTAACTACACTAACAAAGCAGGAGAGACTAAGAATAAGATTGTTCGTATTGACCCAATCCCAGGCAAATATCGTTCTGGTGTAGGTGAGGCTCGTACAGACTTAGTATTCTTCGAACCTTATGCTACTACAGATGAGAACGTTGCTTCTTATAACAAAATTTACCCTTACCAGCGTAACCTGCTGTCTGAGGCAATTGATGTTAAGAACATTCCTCTCGCTGGAAAAGAGGTTGAGAAAGCCTCTTCAACTGAGATGTCTGAGCCTAAAGCTGCTGTACAAACAGTAGATAAAGAGCCAGAAGTAGCTCAGGAATTCAATGATGATGTCCCTTTTTAATATAGGATAATAGGAAGCTGCTAGAGAAATCTAGCGGCTTTTTTCTTTCTTAAGGAAACTGTATGAAAAATAAAATTACACAAACTGAATGGGAACAAGCAGAGGCTCTTGACATGCGTCGAAATCAAGCAAAAAGACGCCTAAGCCTAACTAGCACACCAACTTCTAATAATGTCCTCGATGGTTTAATTTATTCTGGATATTATGGTGAATCTTCTACAAGTAGTGACTCTTGGAGTAGTAGCTGTGACTCATCCTCATCTTCATCTTCCTCGTCATCTTGCGACTGAGGATCAGAAAGTAAAATGGCTTTTAGCGAGAATTAGGTATAAAGAAGAGCAAGTAGCTTTAATGCAAAACTATATATCCTCTCTGCAAAGACAAGTATCCTTTTCTAATAGTGAAGCGTTGTCTGAACAACTAGAAGTTAATAGAATACTAACTGAAAGAGTTCTTGAATTAGAGGAGAAATTAGATGCAATTAAACAGTGCGACAATTGATAGAGTTTTATATCTTGCAATGTTTTTAGCTGCTTTTGGTGGCGGCTATTATGTTAAGGGTCTTGTCATAGATAAAGATGCTTTAGCACAAGAGAAGATTTCTCAGCAGATAGCTCAGAAACAGGATGAAGCAGCACAAGCTGTTGCAGGAAAAGTCTTGGATAGTCTGAGTAATTGGAAACAAAACACGAGAGATATAGTCAAGGAGATGCATGTTGAAACGACTAATCCAGTTTTCGTTAATGTCTGTGCTAGTGATAAGTATGTCAGCCTGTTCAATGAACGGCAGCAACAAGCAAGACAGGCCCTTACCGGTGAACTTAAAACAAAAGTGCAACATTGATTTACCCGACTTAGCTGGCCCTACAGGTACTAGCCTATCAGCGGTAAATGATTGGTATCAGGAAGAGTATACCATTTGTGCAGCTAATCATAATGGTTTAATTGATGCTCTTAAGGAGCGAGGTATTCAATAATGGCTTTAAGATTTCAAGATCAAATGCCTACTGATGGACAATTTGTTGCTATTTGGGAAAACCCTGAGGAGCTTGGTTTTCCTTGGTCTTCTACTTTCAAAATGGATGATTTGGGTAACTGGAATGTCTATAATAGGTTTACTCATTCATGGGAAAGAATAATGCATCCAATCTTTCATCTTCCTTCTAATGGTGAGGTTCAATTTGGAATCATTGGAGAGTGGTAAGGTATTAAATTTTTATCATCTTGGTTGCAAAGTTCCTAAAGATTCAATTTATATAGGTAGACCTAATTATAAATGGGGTTTGAAAGGATCTAAATTTCAAAACGTTTATAGCCTAGATAAATATTCCAGAGAAGTTGCTATATCAAAATATAGAACTTGGCTGTGGAATGAAATAAAAATAGGTCATATAACAATACAAGAACTTGCTAATATGAAAGGAAGAGATCTAGTTTGTTATTGCAAGCCTAAAGAATGTCACGGAGACGTTCTCCTTAAAGCAATAGAATGGGCTGATAGTCAGATTTAAAAGGAATTAATCATGTTTTTAGTATTTTCTGGAGACAGTAAAAATCCTAAAGGTGGTTGGGAAGATTTAAGAGAATCTTTTCATAGTGAAGACTGTGCAATTAGTTATGCTAAAAGACTTATATCTGATGAATATAATTCTATAGATTGGATACATATAGTAGACTTGGACGTTGATAAAATTATCTGGCAATGGTAATGACATGGAGGTCATATGGCTGGTAAAACCACAGCAACCCGTTATCGTATTCACGGTATTCCGATTGAGTACAAAGATACTTATACAGAGTTTTATAAGCGCAATTGGGGTGTTGTTCACAAGTTCTTTATGTATGATTTAAAAGATTATCATGAAGCAGAGGATATTACTCAAGAGATCTTCATTAACGTATGGAGATTTATTTTTGAACGTCAGGAACGAATTTATCGTATGCTGCCGTCTCATCAAGAGAATATGACTTATCAGGTAAAAAACATTATCTGGTCAATTCGCTCTAATCGTAATACTATGCTTGAACGTCGTATTGATGTACTAACTGAAAGTATGATGTTTGATAATCCTAATAGTGATGAGACGCCTCTGGAAACGGCTGTAAACCGTTGTCATAGTGTAGGTGACCCATTCACTGAGGCTCGTGTTTATTTCTTCTTAGAGGACTTACAGGAGTCATTTAGTGATAAGAAAGTTAGTGATATGTTCACTTTAATTTTCTTAGGATTCTCTCACGATGAAGTTCAGACCAAATTAAACATATCTCATGGTACATTTTACCGTAGATATAAAGACCACAAAACAAAGTTTGAGACAATTGCCTTACGGCATTTCTCATCAGAGGAGATGGAAATTCATGCGGGTGATTAAGTCTTTCACTTTATACGATGTTGTTTATGTGAAGTATGTTCAGAAGTATTGGATTATCAATAAGCAACAAGATGTAAAAGAAGGAGAAACCGATAATATCTCCGAAGCCATTGCTTTAGCAGGGGTTCTTAATGAATCCCTTTCTCAAATGATATTAGAAGAAGGCGAATAAATGATAGCAGTTATTCTCAATGGGCCACCTTCTAGTGGCAAAGATACTATCTGTGTCATGGCAGCAGAAATGTGGGGATTCGCTTCGCTTGAATTCAAAGACCCAATTTATGAGATAGCTGCTACCACTCTAGGTATGACTAAACAAGATTTTCTTGCTAAGTATAAAGACAGGGAGTGGAAAGAAACAAAGCGTGAAGAATGGGGAAATCGTTCTGTAAGAGATCTTATGATTTCTATTAGTGAAGATTATATCAAACCATTTTTCGGCAAAGAATATTTTGGTAATAAAGTAGTTAACACTATGGAGTCTATGAAACCTTTTGTTAGAGATTATGTCTTTAGTGATGGAGGTTTTTATTCTGAGACTGACGCATTAATCAAAGCGGGCGTAGATGTTTATGTAGTTCATCTATATCGTAATGGTTGTTCTTTCGAAGGTGATTCTAGGGATTATGTATATCATCCAGAAGCTACTACCATAGAACTTCAAAACAATGGAACACTAGAGGAAACTCTGGAAACTTTAACAAGGATGTTAAAAGACTATGGATTGCCAATTGAATACACAGGAGATGGAGACTCCTTATGATTACACGATAGCTCTTGTGGATGCCGATGTTCTTAGGTATGAAATAGGAGCTATACAGACTAATCATCCCTTCTTAGATGGAGCTAAAATTCCAGCTAATCCAGAATTTATCTATCAAAGGATTGAAGATAGAATCAATAGGATTAAAGAAGCCACTAGTTGTTATAACGTATTCCTAGTGTTTAGTGGTACAGGTAACTTTAGATTTGAACAGGCAACACTCGAACCGTATAAAGGTAAACGAGAGGGTCTTGAGAAACCTCACCACTGGATAACAGTTAATGATTACCTCAAAGAAAACTATCCTTATATTATTATTGATGGTAGAGAGGCTGATGATTATCTAGCAGAACGACAACGATTACAAAAGAACACTATTATTTGTACCCGTGATAAAGACTTACTAGTAACTCCCGGATGGCATTACAGATGGGCTTGCGGAGAAAACCAACCCGAAGTACCTCCTCACTATGTTGATACAATTAGTGCTTGGAGAAATTTCTTCTACCAAATGCTTATAGGCGATAGCACTGATAACATTATTGGGTGTGGTGAAAGACGTCCAGTTATCAGAGGCGGTAAAGAAGTTATGTGGAGACATGGTGTTGGCCCTAAAGCTGCTAGAAAGCTTTTAGATACATGCTATGACATAAAAGGTATGTATCATATAGTTCGTATGGAATATGTGAAACTGTTTCCTGAAAAATGGGAATGTAATATGTTAGAGAACGCCAGACTGCTATTTGTTGGACAACATCAAGAAGATTTGTTCGATTGGTCTTGGCTTGACAAGGAATGGTTATGACAGTTGATTATAGAGGAAGTCACACCCCTCATGATATAAGAGATTTATGGCAAACCCCTAAATGGTTATTCGATACATTAAATTATGATGGTAGATATTCTTTAGATATCGCTGCCTCTGATTATAATCATTTAGTTGAAAACTACATAACAGAAGAGGATAACGCTTTCGCTTATGATTTTTCTGATGAATGGGGTAAAATGGTTTGGTGTAATCCTCCATATTCTGACATAACTCCTTGGGTAGATCTCGCAATTACAAACCAAACAGAACATGGTGTAGGAACTACATTACTTGTTCCAGCAGATACATCTGTAGGATGGTTTAAGAAGGCTCAGGAATCTTGTGATAGAATTATTTTTATCATTGGAGGAAGAGTCTCTTTTATCAGAGCAGATACTCAGGAGCCAGTACAAGGGAATACAAAAGGTTCTGTTTTACTAGAATGGCTTCCTTCCCGTCTAAACAAACAAGAAGTTATCTTTTGGGATAGGGACACTATTAAAAATTTCAGTCAAGGATGACAGCATGAAAGTAGATTATAGTCGTTATGAAGAAATGGATACTCGTGAGTCAACTCGGAATGTTCGTATTAAGAACCATCTGATGGATAAACGAGGTAATAAATCCCGTACATATAAAACCTCTCATCGAGTTGAAAAACGTAGAGATTGGGAGGAATAATTGGCTAAGTCTGCTAAGAAGATGACTGGCAGCAAAGCACCACTTACTAGATGCTCTGAGAGATGGACAGAAGCTCGGTATAACAGCTTCATTAAGTCTGCAATCAGAAGTATGACTAGTAGGTGGCCTGTTAAGTATGACGCTCTTAGAGCGGCTCAGGTTGGCGTTAAAGTCAATCCAAAGACAGGACGTAATGCTATGCATTATAAGTGTGCTTGCTGTGGAGAAGATTTCCCTGTTAAAGAAGTTCAGGTTGACCACAAACAACCTTTGATTCCGACTGATGGTAGTTCTCAGAATGATTGGAATGTGATTATTAATAGGGCTTTGGTTGAAGTTGAAGGGTTTCAAGTTCTATGTAAACCTTGTCATAAAGTAAAAACTGCGGAGGAAAATAATGAGCGCAGAAGCAGTAGAAAGCACTCAGACTCCTGAGTTAACGTTTCTTTATACAAACTACAAGGGTGAAACTGCCCTTCGTACTGTAGTTACTCCAAGCATAACTTATGGAGTTTCAGAGTATCATAACAATGGTGAACCTTGTTGGTTACTTGTTGCATTTGATATTAAGAAAGGTGATTGGAGATCTTTTGAATTCTCCAGCATTAAAAGTTTTGAACAACTGCCATTTTAAATAAAAATAAACCCCCTTGGACTTATCATCCTTGGGGGTTTCTTCGTTTTAGTCTCTTCTCAAATTAAGTTTACGAGGTCTTTGTAAACCCCTTCTCTTAATCTTCACTTTCTGACTATTATTAACATCCAGAAGTGCAGCACGTCCTACCTTTGACAACGGAATCTGTTTAGTAATCTTACCAGCGTCAACAGCCTTAGCATACTCTTCCCTATCTTTATTAGTCATTAACTTCACTTCATCTGGGTTCTTATCCAGAACAGTTCTAACCAATTTAGATTTGAGTCCGTTTGCATGTGGACTATTACTCTTAGCAATATTAGCAACATCTTCACTTGATAACCAAAGTGCAGGTTGATTTGGATACATATCAGAATATGATTTAGACTTCTGCATCATCTTAGCATATTGTCTTAAAGAATATCCAGCAGGTGAATTTTCTCCGTAATATACTTTAGATAACACTTCCGCAGCTTGAACCACTTCATCTAAGTTATCCCCATCTTTCAGCGCTTTCTCAGCACGGTCTACAATCTCACCACTTACAGCATCCTGAGTTTCTTTAACATCCGCTGGTTTAGATTCTTTGATTTTCTTTTTAAGAGCATCAATTTCTTTATGCAGCGCATCAAGCTCAGGGTTGGCCTCAGATAATGGGCCTGTAGCTCCAGCCATTTCCATCTCTTTCTCAGCAGGTGTCATGTCTTTCTGTAGCTTTCTGTTGAAACGTTCAGCAGCATTACGAGCTTTTGTATAGGCTTCTTCATATCTACCTTGAGCCAAAGGCTGACGGATGACAGTGAAGTTTCTATCCATATAAGCGTCGATGAAGTCTTGAACATCTTTAGGATCAGCATCAGCAGAGAACTCTTTCTTCATATCACTAGCAATCTTATCAGTCTGAACTGACAGGTCATGCAAGTCCTGAATTTTCTTATTAGTCTCAGCAGCTTTAGCAGCTTTTTCTTGAGCAGCTTTAGCTTCATCAGCTTTAGATTGAGCAGACTGTTCCATCTCTTCCGCTTTCTTCTTAGCTTCCTCAGCTTCTTTTTGCTTACCTAATCTCTTATTCACTACTTCTTCTTGGTTGAAAATCTTTTTCCAAAGAGCACGAGTTTCTGATGGAGTCAAAGGAGTATTAGTTTTCTCTGATGCTTTAAACGCTTGCTGAATCAAAGGCATAACTGCTTTCTGAATTTCAGGGTGTTTATTACTAACATCATCGAAGAAATTATTTCTTTGATCTGACCAGTTAACTGTTTCTTGTGTAGGAGTAGATTCAACTGTACCATCTGCTTTAGGTTTTAAAGACCTCTCATAAGCTTTCTCAGCACGAACTTTAATATCATTCACACCAAGAATGTTAGAGTGAGTTAAACCTTTAGAACGGATAGCCTCGTTAACAAAATCCCAAGGAATGTTAAAGTCTTTACTCCAAGATTCCAATTCCGCCATATTGAGAGTATGTTGTTTAGCCTCACGAACTTTACGAGCCTTATTTACCTGTTCTACAGAGTGATGCAGAGCATCTACGTTATTAGCGACATCCTCACGTCTCATTTGCTGCAAGAAGTTAGGGTCATTCATATTCTCTGGAGTTATCTGATTTTTAACTTCATCAGTGGTAAATCTATTCTTAACAGCATTAAGCTGTCTCTGTTCGATGGACTTAACAGCACCAGTCTGGAAGTCGAGAACGTCTCTAGGAGTGCTTGTAGGAGCTTCTGGTTCTGAGGCAGGCTCAGCTACCGGTTCTTCCTGTACTCTCCTCTCAGGACGTCTGACGAGCGTCTGGTCTACTTCTCTAGGTTGCTCTACAGCAGGAGCTTCTTGTTGTACTGGAGCAGGTTCTTCTACAGGAGTTTCTTCTCTAGTAGGACGAGTAGGTTCTCTAACCATTTCTTGATCTACAGTTCTTACAGGTTCAACAGGAGCTTCTTCCTGTACTACCGGTTCCTGTCTTTCAGGCTGTCTAGGGGTTCTTACCATCTCTTGATCAACTTCTCTCTGAACAGGTTCAGGAGTTTCCGTCACAGTAGTTTCAGGAGCAGGCTGTTGTTCAGCTACTGGCTCAGGTCTTTCTGGTCTACGTGTCAACAGTTGGTCTGGCTCTCTAGTAGGAGCAACTATTTCTTGCTCAGGTACAGGTTGGTCAATAACAGGCTCAGGCTGTCTAGGAGAGCGTACAAGCGTTTGGTCTGGTTGTGGCCTAGTAGTCTCTACTGGCTCTTGTGGAGCAGCTTCTGGCTCACTGTATTGCATCTCAGGTGTGGTATCTTCTATTGGAGTAGATTCCATTTCCTGTCTAGCAGCTTGTGTAGCATCACGACTTCTAGCAACAGCCAAATCATTTCTTGCAAGCTCTTGCACTTGAGCTAAGTTTCTATCTTTCTCTGCTCTTAACTTAGAACGTGCTCTACCAGATAGCAATGCATCTTTAGTAGTTCCTACAACATCAAGAATACTCTTAGGAACGTTATCAGCGTTTCTTCCTTGAGTTGGGTTAGTAGTTGCATTTCTAAAACTAGGATGCATATTATGAAGTTGTTGGTAGGCAGCATTATATTCAGCAGCATGTGCAACAGGATTAAAACCTTCTGTAAAACCTTCCACACCTTTATACTGTTTCAAGAAATCATTCTTAAAGTAATCTGGAGTAGCATCAAAAGCATCCTGTGCTTCTTTAGCTCTTGTTAAGGTTTCATTGAAAGTATTATTATCCTGACCTTTATCACGCTTCATGGCAGTAACATAATCACCGTAAGCCTGTTTAAAGTTATTGATTGGAGTTAGTTCTTCTCTGATAGCAGAACCATAACTGCCGGGATCTGTAGCTCTTTCACCGTAATAGTTATTTAACTTCTCAACCATACGGTCTACATTATTCTTAGTTGCATCCAGATTAGTAGTTACATCACCAACAAGAGACTTACCACCACGTTCAATTTCATTACGAGTAACAGACATTTTACCGCTATCTGCTTTATTAGTAACAAAAGGAATCATTGTATTGGTAGCTGAATCTCTATGAGCATCCATAGAATTGATAACATCACTTTCTGTTTTACCGAAAGCAGCCATACCATCAGCATCATTAGCAAGACGACTATCTAAAAGAGGAACACCTCTATCAGCAAGAATCTGACTACCACGCACTGCATTGTACTGACCAGAGTTAGCATATGCATTTACTAAATCATCTGTAGTCTTAGCATTAGCAACTTGCTCTGCTTGATCTGCAACTCTTCTCTGAGAAGTAGGAGTGATGTTCTCAGTAACAGCTTGAGCAGCTTTACCACCACGAGACAGAAGATTAGAAGCAGCACCAAAAGCACCACCGAAAGCAGCATTAGTAGCACCCTCTTCTAAAGCCCCGCCAATAATATCCCCAGCATCAGCGTTAGGATTATCATTAGCTTCTCTAGCAGCACCTGTAGCTAATCCACCTCCAGCACCCACCAAAGCATTTCTTCCAGCGTCCTTAGCCACTTCCATTGAACGACCAAGCAAACCTTCTGCAACACGACTACCAGCACCGGGGAGTAATGAGTTAGCAAGGTAGTTAGCACCACCAACGTTAACAGCATCAACTAAACTTTCTTCACCATCTTTCTGATTAGCATAAGCGTTACCAGTTTCACGAGCAGCAATTGCAGGAATAGCAATTTGAGGTGCTGCAATCATAGAACCAATGTCACCAACTAAACGACCGCCATATTCACCTACAGTTTTAGCTGAATCATTTTTAATTTCATCTTGACGCTTTTTATAAGTAGAGTCAGCATTCTGTTCCATTCTTCTACCATAAGCAGAAAGAGAGCTAGGCTCCATACCTAAAGCGGCATTAGCAGCCCTATCTCCCATCTGAACTAATCCAGCCAAGCCTCTTGCAACATCATGGCTAACTGTATTAGCACCAGATTGAACAGCGTCTCCAACAAAGCTGCCAATTTGACGAAGCGTGGAATCATTATTAGATGCTTGAGGGATTACTCCCCCAGCATTTTTATATTTAATTTCCATTTCCGCTTTCTGGTCATCACTAGCGTTTTGATAGATAGGAGATGCTGTAATTTCACTCCAATCTTTTAAAGAAGCCATTAGCTCCCTCCTTTTACTTATTGTGAATACATCCAAGAATTATCATCACTATTTAAAGCACCTTGCTTCTTAGGAGTATTAGGGCCACTTCCTGTACCGAAACCAAGTGATACAGAAGAAGTGATTAATCTTCTAGCTTTATCTTCTGGCATACCAGCTTCAATCAATCTTTGTACAGAGATATCCATACGCTTATTAAGTTCATCATGCTCAGCGTTTTGTGCCAACTTAATCTGATCTTTCATAAAGGATAAGCCTTGTCTCGTTGGGCCTAATCCAGCTTGAAGTGAAGCTTGGTTTGCTTTTCTTGTTAAGAATGCTGGAGACTCTGTTAAAGCATCACGACGTTCATGATCAAGCATACCTTGTGAACCAAGAGTACCACGAGCCAACTCATCCTGAGCTTCACGATAAGCAGCAGAAGCTTTACTATAATCTCCTGAATCCAGAGCATCAGATGCTTGCTGAATCAATCTCTCACCTTTATTAAAAGCCATCATTTTTGTAGCATTCTGATTGATAGCTGTTCTAAACTGAGCAGTGATAGGAGCAACTTGACGAGCAGAAAGACCACCATAGATATCTGCATCTGCACCTTGCTTACCTAGTTCAGCTTTATAATCGAGTAAATCTTTCTGACGTTGAAGCATTCTATTAGAACTTGCTTCTTGTCCAGCCAACATCTTATCCTGACGCTGATTAGCCCACTCATTATCCCTAACCGCTCTAGTCTGTTCTTGCTTATTAGCAATATCATTTCTTTGTTGCCAAATAGCATTCTCAGCAGCCAACTTATCTTCATCAGACATACTTTTCTGTTTCAGTAAAGTAGGATCACCAGCAGCAGTAGCAGCAGCAATTGAATCTGGAGTATACATCTGCATCAGATAATCTCTATTACCCCTCAACTGGTCTTTCATATCAGCATTAGTCATTGCTTGAGAACCAGCTTGGAATGCTTGCATTGGATTAGCACCAGACATAATTGCTAGACCAACATTCATCATACCAGTGTAGAAGTTAGAGTTCTTATAGAAAGGATCTTTCTTAACGTCTTGCCAAGTAGCTTTAGGATCTTTAGAATCAGCAATCTTAGCCATATCAGATTTAATCCGATTAGCATCTAAATCCTGAGTGGCAGCAGCCATAGGGTTAGAAGCGGTTCTGGATTGTAAACCGATATCAACTCCAGCTAAACCTTTCTGTAATGCACCCTGAGAGAACTGAGTAACATCATTAGTAGGATTCTGAGTAATCTCTTTAGGAGCATTAGTTGGAAGTAGTCCATTCTGTTCCATAGACTGTTCGTTATCGAAAGCTTCTGGGCCAGCATTAGTTGGTTGAGGTTGACCAGCATCAATCCCTGATAAACTGCCTTGACCAGCAATCTGACTTAATAGAGAATTAACATCAATCGGTTGTGGTTGAGGGGCTTGCTGAGGCATTTGATTAATGTCATAGTCAGGTCTTTGAATAGCCTGATTATCAGCCTGAGCATTATTGATTAAGGTTTGAAGGTCAATACCTTGAGGTTGTTGAACATCCTGAGTAGGGGGAACCATCCCCCTGTTAGCTCTAAGATAATCCTGTAGCTTATTCATATCAACTCTATTACGAGTAGGAGCAGAAGCCATAGGATTGGTTGAGACTTGAGGCATAGCCATGCTAGCGCCAGTTCTCTGTGAATAGATTGTATCCATCATTTCTCCTTAAGATGATGCTGCTGCACCAATAACACCACCCGCCAATGCACCCCAAGGGCCGAAAGCAGAACCAGCGGCTGCACCACTCATAGCACCACCCAACATTCCTGAACCACCACCAGAAGTTTTACTAGTAGTTGTCATACCCTGAGCACCATTTAAAACAGAAGCTGCATTAAGCATATTCTGAATTTGACCCCAATCGTAGTTCTGTTTATACATAGCATTTTGGTAGTCATTGTTAAGACTGTTCTGAGTATTCTGTTGCATGATATTACCAGCACCCAATGCGTTAAGATTTGCTTGGTTAGCCATATTAGCACCAACTCCAGCAAGCCCAGCTTGTTGAGCACCATTCTGAGCCAATGCACCCAAAGCATTAAACTGATTCTGTCTATTACCAGAGAGAATACTGTTAGCTTGGTTTACAGCATTATTATAAGCTTCATTGGTTAGATTGCTTGCATCATTCTGCATCTGACTTAGAGCAGCAGTTCTTGCATTATCTTTAGCCATTCTAGCAGCACTACCGCCAGCACCATCTTGCATAGTCTGCTGAGCAATGTTAGTTAACTGATTCTTAGCTAAATTTTGTTTCGTCCCATAGTTAGTAGCATCAATAGCTGCTTGAACAGAATTACCGTCATATAATTGACCAGCAAGATTGTTAATCTTATCAGCATTAATACCATCATTAGCTAGGGATTGTATTTGTGAATATGCACTGTTTAAAGTATTCAAACCATCTTGGCCACCGGAAATTAATTGTCCAGACAGTTTATTTAATTGGTCTGAATTAATCAGAGCATTCAAAGCATCTTGTTGAGTTTGATTTAAGCCAGCATACTGTTGATTGACATAGCTTCCATTAGAAGTATTATTAACTTGATTAGTTAACGAGTTAATCATATTCTGAATGTAATCTGGTCTGGTCATCTGGCTGGTAGTCGTCTTACTACCTCCACCGAATAAGCCCATCTATTTTCTCCTTATCCAAATAAACCATTCAAAGCACCAGTACCGCCCTGATTAAACCATTGGTTAGTATATTGACCTGCTAAATTCTTATTACCAGTTCCAGAGAAACCACCTAGGCTACCATAAGTACCTAAGCCAGAAAGAGTAGCACCAAGAATTTGCTGACCTTGACCCATTCCGGGAGTAGATCCTGTCATTTCATATCCAGCCATCGGACTCAGTGAATTAAGTACATTGAGTTTATTGTTTAGCTGGTTCCAATCGAACTGTTGTGCTCCCATCTGATTCTGCCAGTTATTCTGGTATTCTTTCTGAGTTTGGTTTTGCATTTGATTACCAGCATTAAGGGCATTAGTCATAGCATTCTGAGATAAAGAAGCAGACTGATTACCGAGATTAATATTGGAATTAGCAATACCACTAAGTAACCCAGCAGATGAAAGACTAGCAGCATTATTTCCTTGAAGAACATTAGCACCTAACCCATTCAATGATTGCTGTCTAGTATTATTAGTGATGGCATTAATATTGTTAGTGTTAGCCCTATTAGCAGCACGAACAGCAGCACCACCACCCAAACTAGCAGCAGCATTACCAGCGCTAGTACCTTGAGCAATTGATTTATTATTTAGTTGATTACCAAGCATTGAACTAGTGAAGTTGTTTACATCATTACCTGTAACACCACCTCCAGCTATACTCTGTAACAGTTGATTAGCATCACCATATTGATTAATACCTTGTTGAGTCAATCCACCATACATATTGGATACTTGATTCAAAGCTGAGTTATTAGTCAAAGAGTCTAAAGCATTGCGTTGAGTATCATTGAGTCCAGCTACCTGATGATTAATGTAGGAACCTACGTCCATGTTATTAGTCATACTAGCAATCTGTCTTAACAGATCATCAACACCTTGAGAGGGCTTTACACTAGTTTTAGTAGTTGCAGCGCCACCGAAAAGGCCCATATCATTCTCCTTTTATCGAGTCCAAGTAGGAGCACCAATACGACTAAGGATTCCCATCACTTGTCTTGTATCGTTATTCCATCCAGAGTTACCAGAACTCACACCAGTATTTCCTATCACTGTTTTTGAGGTTGGTTGTCTATTAGCTAAAGTGGATAAAGCAGCAAGAGCAGCATTACCCCATTGTGATTGATTGTTATCTTCTGTATTAGGAGCATACTGAGAAGTAATAGGTAAAGCAGAACCCATCTGAGCTTCCGCTTGATTAGGCGCTCCAGCAGCAACATTCCTGTCTAACAGAGCAGGACTAAACTGGTCAGAAGGTTTCCTAGACTGTAAAGCAGCCACAGGATTTAATACATCATCAATATTCTCAGCAGTTGAATACTGAGAAGGAACATTAGAAGAAACAAAGTTTCTAAAGTTTGGATTACGAATATATCTCCAACCCTCATCTGGTAAATCTTTCTTACCAGCTAGTATTTGTTTAGCTCCGTTTGTCCCTTGGTTGTATCCTAGTAAAGCTTTAGGAACATTACCTTGAAAGGTTCTTAAGTTATCTGCTAGATACCTAGCACCCATTTCAATATTCTTAGCAGGATCATATCTATCTTGAGGATCATAACCATAATCTTTTGCAACAGCCCTACTGACTTGCATTAAGCCAACGGGGCCAGTGCCTGATTCTGCATTAGGATTACCACTAGATTCTGTCTTAATTACAGATGCGATAAGTTCTGCTGGAATACCATATCTAGCCGAAGCATTGTTTATCAGTGCTCCGTAATTAGCTTGAATAGTCATCTAGCTCTCCTTTAAAGTTTCTATATATTATTCATCCCTACTGTTACAATATAGTTCCAAATCAGAAATAATCTGATGCATCCAAGCACGGTAGGTTATATCCCATTTGCGCTCTCACTGGATACTGATAATAGTAAACAGAAGCACCAGCAGATTTAGCCCTATAAGTAGAAATAGAGTTACCACTCATAAGTAATCCAGAATAAAGGGCAACCTTCTGTGGATAAGTTCCTGTAGTTGAATAATCACCACATTGAAAACCATAACTTCCAATAGGAACCATAGGTTGTGAGACATTACCACTTGAGCCAATCCACTGAATCTTAGAGGCTCCTCCTGTATCATTCTCTACATATCCGGGAACACCAAAATAACCGCCTCTCCAAATAACAGGAGCATATTTAGAGGAATAAGTTATAACACCGCTTGCATTTCTTATAACAATACCATATCCGCTAGCAGGGGGTGACGGAACAAAACCAGTAGAGACAATAACAACCTGAACCCCTCCAACAAAACCCCCTTGCACTGAACCACTTGCAGAAGAAAAACCTGTGAATGTTTGAAGTTGTCCCGCATCTCTATCGTGATATATAGGAGTTGCCCCATTATTCCATCTTGCAAACACTACACAAGAGCCTTTGTTTGGAACAGAGTCTGGTATTGACCAAGCTCCATTTATATCTATGGTATTTACATAAGTGACATATCCAAACTGACTTACATCAGTTAAGGCTAGAAAGTTAACAGAATCATACATTGCTATACCATAAGCTTCTAATCCAGAATTAGCATTAGGTATTTCAAATAAACTAATATCATAATAGTTAGGCCCGGATGATCCAGTAAAAGATTGTTTACCATATACACTCATTGTTGAACCTGAAACATTAATACCAGTCAAAACATTTACTCTAGGGAAATTTCCGCCTAAAGCTAAAGTAACTGCTCTTGTAGGTATGGCAACAGCAACACCTCCTGTTACCTTAGAAGTTATTCCTACATCCTGCCTAACGTTATCACCAATACCTCCAGTGGGATAAACACTGTATCTCCCTAGACTGGAGAGAACCCTACTTGATGTACTTATATCAATATACTTTCTATTATCATCTGGAAGTATAGTTAAACCAAAACTCATGATACCCTCCCGACTCTAACTCTTAATGTACCAGCAGCATCAAGTACGGATAAACCGTCCCCATTAAGCAATACCCTTCCAGAACCATCAGCATTGCCTAATTGAAATCCACCATTCTTATCTATAATCCATCCAACATAACCATTATAGTTATCAGAAGAGATAGCTCCAGATATCTTAGCATTAGTAATTGCACCATTAGTTATCTTAGCATTATCTATAGAAGCATTAGCAATTTTAGCATTAGTTATAGAGCCATCTTGAATAGCAGCATTTTTAATCTGAGTGATACCATTAGATAATTGGAAAGGTGTTCCACCAGTCTGACTGCCATCAGTAAAGATTATTGAGTTAGCGTTAACTGTAAATGATGTAGTAGTCCCATCATTATAAAAACCTACACCGCCTTGTAGCCCTGCAACATTAGTTTTAACTCCCCACTGAGCGTTATACTTCCCATCAACATCACGACCTACAGTTAAAGCCTCATTAGCGGTTGCTTGAGCATTAGATACTTGACCAGTGATAGTTTGAATCGTTCCGTTGATATCAGTTATCTCACCAATAATCTGACTTACTGATCCACTGATTGTATCTACTTGAGTGATAACACCATCTATTCTTTCATTGGCAGAGACGAGTTCACCTTGAATAGTTGTTATCTTTCCGTTAGTAGCATTAATGGTAGTTTGAATACCATCCAAAATCCCATCAAGCTTTTCTCCATCAGGCCCGATGATATCACTGACTGTTATATTCTTCCCTAATTCAACTTTAACACTACCTAACTCCAACCAAACCTTATCCATAGCAGAGTTGACTTGTAAATTCAAAGCTTGAAGTGCTTTAGTCCTATTCTCAATCTCTTTATTAACATCATCTATAGCTTGAAACATTTGATTGGTTGATGTACTAATTTTATTTAGTTCATCATAGACAGCAACGTTATATTTATCGCTATCTGTTTCGTTAAGAAATCCTACACTGTAAGGTTGAGTGGCATTACTTCTTAGCGTTTGAATCCTATTACCATTAGCACCCATAAAACCTCCATAAAAGAAAAGGGAGGACTAGCCTCCCCGAATCTTATCTTTTACCACCAACCACATATTCTATAATCAAGCTGTTGATAGCGATAGTTGAGTCTGGATCTTCATCATACATCTCGTAATACAAGTATGGATGATTAAGCCTAACACTGACTTGTCTTGAACTACCAGCAGTATAATTTCTTATAGAGTGGTTATGCCCTTTCTCATTTGTATACTGAGTACCTCCAGCAGCAAACTGAATAGTGCCTCTACCAGTTACTTGTGGTTTAAAAGTATTAACATGTTTTTGATTCCATTCATCAGTTAGATTATCAAAGTCAATGCCAAATCTTTCTGTCCACATCTTAAGAGGGACTTGAGTTACTACATCAGGGGTATCAGGATTCCATAGATGGTTATAAGCGCCTATATCCACTTGATAAAAACCTTTAGCAGCAGAAGCAACAACAGTAATCCTTTTATGAAAGTTACTTGTATCTTTCTGCCAAGGGGTTTGTTTAGCAAAGTCGCTATCCCAAGTATACATAGAAACATCTTCCCAAGTAGCAGACCTTTCAAGGATAGGAGGATCTATAAGTGCTATATCATAACTGTAAGGAATGTCACAGAATGACCAAGTATCAAACTCATAGTTCCAAATAGCAGCTTTATTACAAGCCCAACTATCTTTAGAAGATCCCGGAGCTACATAAAGAATCCAAACCTCTTTCTTATCAGAGTGAAGATGAACTTGAGTAGCAGCAGGATTAATTTGACTTATCTCGCTAATAATCTTATTCTTAACTCTGTTAGATGCTATGGATTTTTTAGTTGCACCATTGTGAAGGATTATATCGTTCTGTGTTACAACAAAGTGACTACCTTCTACCTCAGTAACACACTCAGGTGCTAGGATACCAGAATCATTAAACAGCTTCTTAAACTGGAAAGGTTGATATGCGTTCATTGTAGGAGTGCCTACGTATGTTTCAAACTCTGTATAGACAAAAAGATAATCTTTAAGAGGAAGCATATCTATCAAACCACCGTTTGAATCTGCTAAGTCAATATATCCTGCATAACCATTCTTGAGCGCCTCGATAGTTCCCTCAGTGTTTGAGTTGCTATCAGGATCTCTTAAGTCAGCTAAATCATCCCAAAGGAATGGAGCAGCATTCTCCTCTGCGAAGTTAGACCATCTTAGTCTTAAGGGGTAATGAATAGATGCACCAGACGAGTTAGTCTCTGTCATATTTAAAGCGAATAATCTGTTATTAAAAGCTCTTAATCTCTCAGAGAACCAAGAGTAGTTTTTAACTGAAATATTGCCATTAGCATCCACTTGAGTTTGATCACCCCATCCCGGCAAGTCTTCAAAATACTCTTTATTGAATTCCTTTACCTGTGGTATATGTCTCTTACAAGTAGCAACAGCGCAGTTAGATATGACAGTATGATACCAAGTAGTGTCAGGAGTTACTGAGTAGTCTTCCTGTCTAGTATCTGATACAGTAACTGTAACAGTTACATTACCTTTCTTAGCAGCAGTTATGTCTAAAGTGTTTTTGTCACTGGTAGTGTATGAGATAATACCATTTCTGTTTACTGTCCATTTATACTTCAAGTTAGGTATTCCAGAAGGAGTTACCACAGCAGTAAGTGTTTCAGTATCTCCCACATCCATATCAAGATTTTGTTTGTCAATCTCAACCTTAGATACAATAGGAGTAGCTGCAAGTACACTACTAAAAGAGAATAAACTTCTAGTTGCTAATTTAGAAGCAGATAAAGCTGAGAATGTTATTCCAGAAGCTCTTACAGTTACTGTACAAGTTGCTGTACTTCCACCCTCATTAGCTGTTGCTTGGATTTGAGCAATACCAACTTTCAAGTATTGCAGGGTTACTGTATCACCTTCCCCAACAATCTTAACTACATCTGAGCCTACAGGGGCACTCCAAGTCACACCCTTCTTATTTGTATCAGCGGGATAATATCCTACAGTCAAAGTATCAGTTTTATCTACGTTGGTAGTAATAGCTGACTTATCTAAGAAGATATAATCAACAGCAGATATAACTTGTACAGGACAATCTGCTCTTAATGTTGGGGTATTAGTCAAGAAACAACTTATTGTACAGCTACCTCTTCTTAAGGCATTAACCGTAACCTGTAAAGGATTATCAGGGTTGATTGTAAAACTAGCTACTGACAAATCACTGGACACCCAAGTAACGTTTTGGTCAGATGGATTCGCAGGGTTGAATGCAGCAGTAAGTGTATTACTATTACCATTCCTAATTTGTAGTTGAGATTTATCTAAATAGATACTATCAACATTGGGGGTTATATTAACTACAACATTATCCCAAAATTGTCCGTCTTTACCTGTCCTAACAGTCACAGTCACATTACCAGTATAATCATTATTAGCTTTTATTGTAGCTCTTAATGGGTCATCTGGATTAGGAGTAATAGTAGCATAGCTTTCATTACTTACTGTCCAAGTTGTCTCTACATTTCTAACACCATCAGGAGTTACAGTAGCAACTATTTCATGCTCTTCTCCTAACTTAATCTGAACAAAGCTTTCAGTTATAGAGATACCCTCTACCACTGGAGTTACAGTAATAGATGAAGTTCCTGACGTAGTTCTATAAGGGGTGAACTTATTAATACGAGTTAGGGAATTGTTATCTAACTTATAAAGACTATCTGAGGTTCCTACAACATTAAAGCTGTTGCCTCCAGTAAAAAAATCAAAAGGCATTGGGAGAATAGATAAAGGAACAATATCTTTATCCTCTTCTACAAAAGATATAGGGGAATTGCCGCCAATCTTCATAACCCGACCATCAACGAACCTTGCATTATTAGCATCGGTAAAACCGTTTGGAGGTAAGTCGGTAGCAGATATATCAGCAACAACCCCTACAGCCCCTAGATTTTTTATTTGATACTGAGCCATAGAGGTTATCTCCTTTTATTATGACGTTCTTTTCCAAATATTAGTTACTACATATGGAGGCATTACATCTAAAGGTGCTTGGTTCTCCAAAGGTGTACCAATTCTCAGAGTACCTTGAAGATTGTGATAGTGATCACCAGCAGCATTAGTCTGATATGTTGCAGGAGTTTCTGCATTACCAAATACACCACCAATAGTGTCATCAATACTGATACGATAGTTTCTCATAGTTAAACTGTGTGAGTGATTACCAGCAGATGTCATCGTGATTCCATTATTAGAGAAATCAGACGTAATCAGAGGAATGTTACCAACAACTATCTGTTTAGAGAAGCTACCACCTCTTTCCCCTGTAGTAAAAGTACGAGCAGATTGATTAGGAATAGAACCGGTAGGTTGTACTGTACCAGAACCCATCATCATACCTGTGATCTTAGTCCAAGTACCGAAGCCAAAGATATCGGCTGGGTTAGAATTACTATCAGTCATCCAATAAGAACCAACAGGATAAATGTTTTTAATAGCTGTAGTAATTAAATCTTTTACTTGCTTAAGAACAGTGAAGTCTGTATCAGATGTACCTGCTGTACCATTCTTAATCTTTGAATCATTTAAATCAATTACCTTAACCTGAGCACCACTAACAGTTTCAGTTGTAAAAGATAAATAATTTGGTAGTTGATTTAAAACCCCAAACTCTGTAGTAAGTGGAGTTGTTGCTGTTGGAAAGGTATTCTTTAAAACTTGCTTAGTCAGCTTTAAATGATCATCACCTTCCGAGAGATAATCTGTAGGGTAAGGGTATTGAGGATTTAAATCCTGAACCACTACCGCATTCGTTTCGATTGCCACTATCGGCCTCCTTAATATTTACCCTGAACGAAAAGAGCTTTATCATAAGTTCTTCTGTTTACTAATCCTTGGGAAGTTACTTTCTTACCCTTGATGGTAACTTTAGTCCATTTCAAAAACTGGTCAGACGCTGCCGAATAATCACCTTTATTTAAATACTTCACCATAGTTGAACCACAGAAGGCATAATTACCTATGTTGAATGCAAAAGATGTCAGAGCATCAAACTGATATTGGTATAATGGAACATAAACACATTTCTGAACAGCTTTACTGTGGTTAGCAATATCTCTACTTAAAAGCAGTAAACATTCCTGTGGGTTATATCTCAAACCCCTAACAACAGGTTTATTTTCTAAGTCGAGTATAGCACCTGTACATATTGTCCAAACACCACCTACGTCTTGATAAGCTACTGGAGCGTTACCTTCCCTCTTCATCAGATAAACGACTCCCTCATCGCTTACGTCCATTTGAGAGGGAGGCAGAGCATCTATTAGCATACTAGCCTCCTTTCCTTTACTTTTATCCTATTATTCACTTTCTGTATAAGTCGAGCACTGTAATATGGTCTCCGTACCCTTCTTATGACTTATACAACCAAAGGTGGTGACATTAGTCTCAACAATATATCTTCCATTCTTCTCAAGTGTTACTTTGATTGATGTGTGCGTACAACCTGAGACTAAAAAAGACAACATTATTAAAAGAATCCACCAAATTTTATGGTGAACCCTTTTCATTATTCATCAACACTAGTAGTCTGGATTATTTTAGCCAGCTTAACAGCATCTTCACCAGAGCAAGAAATAACTAAACTCTTACCTACTTTAGCAGCAGCACACCCTTTGCCAAAGCTAGATGCAGATGCTTGACCAGTTTGATTTGTATATGATTTAGATGAACTACAACCAGCCAGCATTACACTGGCCAGAGCTATAATTAATAGACCTTTCATTTTATATCTCCTATATTATTCTACGCAGAAAGATGTTGTTAAATGTAAATCTCCATTGCCACCCATATTATAGATCCTGATTGATCCATCTTTACCAATTATAAGTCTAGGTGGTATAGATCCACCAGCACCTACAGCAAAAGGAACAGTCTGAACATCTACAGGAGGTCTATACCCACTCGGTAGCGTTGTTAATAGAGATCCGTCTGAATAAGATCCACCATTAGCATGTAAATCGATAAAAACTATACCAAGAACTTTTCTATATACCGCCCTTGAATTAGTATTTACCGCCCAATTAGACTGTAGGGATAAGTTAATCCAAGCAGTTGCGGTTAAATCACCACTACCAAATAAAGTACCAGCAGTAGCAGGCATAGTCCACGAAGTTATAGTTGAACCATCTATAACCCTAACCTCGGCAGTCTTAACCCCACCAACAGAATACTTAGCTCTGAAACTTGCAGTAGCAGTATCCACTCCACCAATTTGATAAACAGATTTAACATCACCACCATAAACAATAGTTCCATTAGCAGGAGTTGTTGTATCTCCGTTAATCACATTAAAGTTGGTATTAGCAGCGCTATACGATCCGTTTACTCGTATAACCCAGATACCTCCAACAGATCTAGGAATTAACCATTTACCAGCATTTCCATAAGTAGAATCGCTATTAGAAGCATAAAAATCTATCCTACCAGAATTAAAACTACCTCCAGCAGTAATGCCATAAGCTGTATCAGAATAGCTGTCATATATTTTAAAAGCTCCACTAGCTCCGCTTAATATCGGATAAGCAGAACCGGAACCATTAAGTTGTATGTTATTAAAGTTTGCTACTGTACCAAAAATATTAGGAGCAGATTGATTATAAACAATACCTACATCTCTAGCTGGAGTGTTAGTAGAGGAGTTAGCTTTAGCAGAAGCTGAAAGGAAAAGACCATCCAGACTTCCTGATTGAATACCATTTAAATCCGGCATACGGAAAGTTGTACTACCATTACCAGTTGAATATTTACCTCTATTTGTGTAGGTAGTTCCCGAAGCATTAAGCCAAGTAGTATCATCTACTGATAACAGAATACCTGAATTAATAGCTGCCCAAAGATCAGGATAATCCGAACGATTTAACAGTTGACCATCTGCTGCTAAATGACCAGAAGGAAGTTTAGCTCTTGACCCATTAAACCACTCTACTGCACCTAAGAAATTATTCATAACCCCTGTAATAGAAGCTCCACCAGAACCTCCAGATGAAGCTTGAAGTTGTTTCAAAGTGACAGCATCATAATCACTAACAGCGTCACCACCTAAACGGAGCGGGCCAGATAAAGCAGTAAGTGAGGTAATATCAGAGTTAACACCCTTAGAAGCTTTATTGCTTAATGTGCTATTAATACTAGTGATACTACCATTAATGCTGGAGATAGAAGTTTTAATATTACTTATATCACCTTCATTGGTTGTTACTCTTGCTTCAACAGATCCTACCCTCTGGTTATAATCTGTTATTTGAACATATTTAGTTGTTAAATCTATCGCTCCAGCTACACCATCAATAGTGGAAACGCCCGATACTGCGGCGTCTCTATTCACTACTACATACGGCATCAGGGCGCTAGACTTTGGCATAAACTCCCTAGACATTTAATTCTCCTTATTTCTGAGCAGCAAGTTGTTCTAAAGTTTCAACTCTTTCTGTAAGTGCTTCAATCTTATTCATAAGAGCTAAAATAGCTTCGTGATGTAGTGAGATACCAGCGCCAGTAACATCAACAGATAAAGTATTCTCTACAACTGTTCCATCTTTAAGCGTAGTATTACCACCATCAAAAACAGCATTAGGGAAAACCTCTTGAACCTCTTGAGCTATAAAACCTTGTCCAGAGCGAGCGTTATCTAAACGATCCCAAGTATAGCCTCTGAGTTTAACCATTTTCTCAAGCGGATTGTCTATGGTTTTTATATTAGTCTTAATTCTTTTATCAGAGTTACTATTCCAAGTACCTGACGCCACCGCATTACCTGAATCTTGAAAAGTCCAATAACGTTGCAAAGATCCGACATTAAACAAGAGTTGCAAGTAACCAGCACCGCCCTCAGAGTATTCAGTCCACAACCCCCAATATCTATCACCTAAACTGTCAACAGACTCTGTACTATAGCCAAAAATTTTCCCACCTTGGTGTATTTGTTGACCTCCAGTTGAGAAAGAATTATGTTGAGCAGATAAGATTTGACCTCCGCTTGTTAGACCCCCTGAATTTATAGTAATACCAGAAGAAATTTTACCACCAGACTTTCCATCTAAACTATTTAATCGAGCGTCGTTACCTTGAGCAAAAGTGTTTGCCGCTGTGCCAAACGGAGTAGAAGAACCTGTACCGCCTTTAGATATAGGAACAATATTCTCTACAGCAGCAGTACCTAATCCTAGGTTGGTTCTAGCTTCCAGTGCAGTTTTACCACCAGTACCACCCTGAGGAATACTTAGAGCAGTAGTCAAACCAGCTAGGGATGTAATATCAGTGTTAGCACCTTTTGTTGCTTTATTAGCTGTAGCACTATTAATGGCTAAAGTAACATCACTTGTTTTGGCGTAACTGGACAAATCTACTTGAACATTACCAGTAGTATCATCAGGAGCTACACCATTAACAGTAACAACATAAGGAATCTGAGCAACAATCTCACCTTTCTCGTCCCCAGAATTAGGGGTTCTTAATACTTCACCATCCCATTTGGGAACCCTAAAAGTAGTTGTACCATTACCAGTTGAGAAGCAGTTAGTTTTACCTGATTGCCATACAGCTTCGGTAACACTAGGAACAAAGTTATCCGCTATAGCTTGCCATAAATCTGGATAATCTGCTCTATTAACTTCTCTACCATCTTGAGGAAGAAGACCCGGATAGCTAACATTCTTATCTGGATCATATTGGAAAAACACAGTCTCACCTAACCAAAGAGATGGATTACCTCCCGGCAATGTTACCTGAATGTTGCCAGAACTGTCAGGTTGAATGTTGTTAACTGTTTTTAATTTCTTCTCTGTGGTATTTAGAGTAAGGGCTTTGTTATTGGAAGTTCCAGTAACATCGTACCAAGCATATACAGAGTTGGATTCCTCCCAAACTAAGATTTTTTCTCCAACATTTCTTTCAGCTAAATCGGCATCAGCATCACTTTTGCTTTTATATAATTTAGAGAACCCATCAATAGTCTCTTTTCCGGGAATATTAGCTACTATCTCAGCAGCCCTGTCAGCCTCAGCTTTAGATCTGTCTGCTTGAGTTGTGGCATTAGTAACTGCTTGGTTAGCTTCTGTTACATGTTTTTCTGCTTCATCAGCAAAACCATCTGCTTCATTCCTAAATCCCTGAGCTTGAGTAGAAGCAGTTTGAGCTACAGTTGCATAGTTTTGAGCAGTAGAACTAAAACCTTGAGCTTGGTTTGCACTAGCCTCTGACGCATCAGCATAGGACTTAGCTCTTTCAATAATACCGGCAGTATCTTGAATAGCTTGCTGAGCTTTAGCTACAGCTTCATTAGCGATAGCTTCTGCTGCACTTACTCTTGTCTCCAGTTCAGTTACATCATTTTTGATATCTTGAACAGTAGCCAGAATATCTCTGGCCTCCTGTAAGACTTCTTCTGCTCTGTTTAACAGGTTATCTCCATCAACCATTGCTTCTGCGGCTGCCAGAGCGTATAGTCTGGCGTCCTCCGCATATTCAGCAGCTTGTTTATAACGAATAATATTAGTATCATCAGCACCAAACTGACCTACATTATTTTCGCCTGTATCAAATAATGCCATTATTGTCTCCTTATTAGTAAGGTATTAACTCCCAAACTTGATTTGGAAATCCGGTGAAAGTTTTTTGAGTTATTAAAGAACCAGATGAAACTGAGCCGTTCTCTGGAGATAACACCATACCACTATACCTGTTTGTAATCTGATAAAATCCTTTACTCACCTCTGTTAGATACCAGTCTTGACTTTGGTCTGTACTGGAAGCTACAAATTTTATATAAGATCCGTAAGACCTGCTGTTATTCTCAGAAGATGCTTTATTAACACCATCAGACCCTATTATGTCGTAAAATCCGTTGGATTTCTTATTTAAAGTGAATTTACTAGAGTTATTAGAAGAGTTAGATAATTTACCGTCAGAATTTATATAAAGATATTTACCAGTAAGACTATTTTTAATTTTATAGTTACCACTAATATTAGAAGTCCATTCAGATAGGTTAGAACTTGGTGACATTATAGCTGTGAATATTTGGCTAAAGGCATTAGTATCATATCCGCCATATTGCGTATCCCTAGCAGTATTTGATATTGATCCTCCTGCTGTACTATTAGTCCCTACTCCCTCAAACCACATAAAAAATTGACCATTATATTCAATAATATCTGGACTCCATATTCCACCTTCATCCCAAGTTCCACAAGAATTTCTAAGTAAAACTGGATTACCTTCATACCTCTCCCATGTTAATAGATCAGAAGATCTAGCTAATCCTATTCCTTCTGGATAATCATCGTGAGTGGAAGAACCAGAGTATGCTAAATAGTAATAAGGGGATTTATAAAAAATTCTTCCTGTTATTACTGACATCTGATCAAAACTCCCACTAACTTTAGATGGAGAAAAGACTAAAGACTCTTGTCCAAAGGTAGTCCCATCTGTTGAGCTTCTGTGATAATAAGACCAGCCATCAGTAGAACTCCCCTTAGTGTAATACAGATGTAGTACATTTGATGTATCTACAACAGCTATAGGAGAACCTCCGCCTGTAACTACAACACCCTGCTTAGTGAATGATAAGCCATCTGTTGAGGTCGCTAATCCTATTGAGCTGGAAGAAGAATTTCCCATATAATAAAGATACACTTTATTATTAAATACCACGGCAACAGGGTCAAAAACACCAGTAGCGTCAAAAGACCCCGAAGATCCGGCAGATAGTATAGGATTAGTTGTAGGAGAGGTATTCCAAGTGAATCCATCAAAATTATTTATTGGAGAACTCCAAACACCAACAGTGCTAGGACTACCTCCATTTATCCCTCTAAAATACATTAAGTAATTATTACCAAATTTAACGATAGTAGAGTTAGCTGCATGATCTCTAAAAAAGCTGTTTCTCATTTTTCTGGAATTAATAACAGGATATTGAAAATTCCTTTTAAAACTTATCATTTTATACTCCCCATGCAATCCAAGTATAAGACTCTGATGGAGTACCTATTATTGGAGGGTTTGCTGTATTATTTAAAAATCTAGGATGAGCATTAAAACTTCCAGAAGTTAAATTATCATACATAAAAGTAAACAGATAATTAGCTAAAGAAGCTTGCACAGTCCCAGAGATTCCAAAGCATCCGATTTGAAATTCAGTAGGAAAATAAACTGTAGTATCGCCCGCTGAAACTCCCCATTGTAAAAGAAAACCAGAAGGAACAGATTCATTTCCCGGTATTCTTAAATATCCTGATGGAGTTTTAGAGATATAAATAGATGAAACTAAATCAGACAAAGATTTTAAAAGTACAGAAGAGGCTGCACCTATATTATCTCTAGCTTCTGTAGCTGTAGAAGCACCAGTACCACCTTTACTTACTGGTACTACAGACTCGGTTGCTACTGATCCTAAACCTAGATTATTTCTGGCATCCGATGCTGTAGAAGATCCAGTACCACCTTGAGAGATACTTAAAGGGGTAGTTAGACCAGATAAAGATGTAATATCTGAATTAGCTCCAGACTTAGCAGCAGATAATCCAGTCCTTGCATCAGCAGCAGTTTTACCTCCCGTACCTCCCTGAGCTACAGATAATGCAACAGTAAGACCGCTCAAAGCAGTTATATCAGTGTTAGCTCCTTTAGCTGCTTTACCGGATAAACTTGTTTGTATACTAGAATTTAAATTAGTAATATCTGAGTCCACTTCTTCCTTACTATAGACATCAAGACTAGATCTAGCAGAAGCAACATTAGTCAGATCAGATAAATTCTGATTCTTATCAAGAGATTTAGTATTGAGATTATTAAAATCTTCTAGTGTTCCAGTGTATCCACCGATAACAGCTAGTTCATATGCAGAACGTCCGTCAGAACCATTAGTTCCGTTCGCCCCATCTTTACCGTCTTTTCCATCAACACCATCTTTCCCTTTTAAACTAGCAATCCATTCAGATTCAGTCTTCTTAGGGTTATCTGTAGTAGTGTCCAAATAAGATTGATAAGCAGATTTACCATCTTCTCCATTTGTACCATCCTTACCATCTGCACCTTTTGGTAAAGTAAAATGAATTTTATTTGCATCTTTATCATAAACGGCAGAAGCAGAACTACCATCAACAGCATCGACATCTAAAGAAGTTACTTTATTAAAAGAGGCTTCTACTTTAACTTCTAAACTATCTACGGTTGTAGCCAGTTCTGTAACTTTCTCTATTTGAGTCTCTAAATCAGATACTCCAGATAAAGCTAACTCAGCATATTTTCTAGCATCGTCTGCATAATCTGCTGCCTGTTTATAGGAATCAATTGTTGCATCCAATGGGCCATAGTTACCCACGTTATTGATAATGTTTAGAGCTTTATCTCTTAAACCTCTATCTGGAGTTGCCATTAAAATTCTCCTTTAACTATTATAATCTACGCCATAGTTAATAGACATTGCAGAACGTCTACCAAGCATGTCATATGAGTTAGGTATAACAAGAGGACTTCCAGAGAATTCTGCATTATCAGCTTGTTTCTGAATATCAGTCATTGAAGCTAACGCTAATGCCGACCATTTCTGAACACCTGCATCATCCTGAACAAACAGACAAGCGTGTTTAAGAGCAGTATATAAAAGAAGCTCTGGAGCAATAGTAAGAATTGCACAAGAGTCTGAGTCTTTAGTCATTTCTGCTGTATCTCTGTAATAAGAACAAAGAACTTCGTTACCTGTCAGTTCAGTTCCTTCTGGAATTGTTGCATTGAGTGGAGGATAGAAGTAGAATCTACCTGTACTCTTAGCCCAAACAATCTCACTCTCATTAAACTGTGTACCGTGTGTGGTTTTACCACGTCTAAGCCAATCAAGCTCTTCAAGAGAAGTTACTCTGAATACTTGACCAGTTTCTGCTTTCATAATATAGTTAACTTGAAGCAGGTCAGTAGGAATATAAGCCATTCCATTAGTAATTTTTAGGTAGATTTCTCTTTCGAACCTTGGGATTCTAACCGCTCTGTAGATTTCTTTTTCAGCGAAGTTAATGAAGTTAGGAATTTGGTTTACGAACTCATCATCATCACGGTCAATCCACAAGGCTACGGCATTTTTTAAATCACCATAAGTACGAATCTGTGCGGGTACAAGTGGCATCGCCATATTAGATTCTCCTCGATAAATGTCTAGTTTATATTCATTGTCTGATATAGTATACTGGTGCTATAAACGCAAAAAAGCCCCAACCATTTCTGGAAGGGGCTAGTATTATGCGGCAGTAACTGTAATTGCAGAAGTAGCAGTCTTAGCACCATCAGCAGTTGTTACTGTAATAGTTGCTGTACCTGCTGCAACACCTGTCACCAGACCAGAAGCATTCACCGTTGCTACACCAGTTGCTGAACTTGAGTAAGTTACAGACTTATTAGATGCAGTAGAAGGAGATACTGTCGGAGTCAATTGACGGGTTGCACCAACTGCGATGGAAGCACTCGTAGGAGCTACAGTCACACCACTAACAGGAGTAGTTACAGTGACAGTTGCAGTTCCTTTGATTGTTCCGTCTACGGTCGAAGTTGCCGTGATAGTAGCTGTACCATTTGCTACTGCGGTTACTAAACCAGAAGCATCTACAGTTGCAGTTGCTGCTGAGGAAGTAGACCATGTTACACTTTGTTGTGCGTCGCTAGGGGCTACAGTCGCGGTTAACTGACGAGTAGCACCAACAGCCAAGTTATTAGTTGCTGGAGCTACCGTAACGCCCGTAGGGACGCTTACGCCTTTACCTTCAAGATCCCAGATGCGAATGGGTTGCGGTGACGAAGACCAACTTCCATCTCAATCATCCACTTCTCATAAGAACCGTCTTTAGCCAGTTCGGTACGCTTAGGAGCGCGCAGAACCATCTGAGTCCAGTCAGAAGCTTGGAAGAAGTAAATTGCATCTTCTGGCATCCAACGGTTAACAACGATTTTATAAGTCTGACCAAGCGGGTCAGTAATGGTGTTAACTTGCTTGATGAACTGCTTAGTATTCTCGAACAGACGAACACGAGTAGCACCACCTGCACCACCCTTCTCTTGCAGTTCAGCGAACTGAGTTGCAAACTTAGGATGAATCATGATGATATCAGCTTCTGAACCAGCAGTGTACAACTGGAGAGTAATATCAAACAATTCATTCTCGGTGAATACACCAGAAGCGGCGGTTTCTTTGTGAACTACTGCACCAGTATCCGGGTCAACTGCATTCAGAGCAGCAACCAGAGCTTGGAAGCCAGCGGTCTTACGAGCAACAGTGCTAGAACCAGTAACCATAGCTTGATCGGACAGCAGAATCACTTCCAAGTCACGCTTGATTTCTTTACCAGCTTTTTCCATCTGATACATCAACTCACGACCACGACCATAGTTAGCCAGAGTGTTAGCGGTATCAGAAACTTTAACAACCTTACGTAGAATCTGAGTTACGTTGTTCAGTACAGTGGTTGAACCCAGAGTACCGTCTACAGCAGCCGAACCTTCAACAACAGCGTTGTTCTCGTTCACAGCAGCAAGACTATCAGTCTGCCATTGGAACAGGGTCTGGTTGATAGACTCTTTACCAGTCATAGATACGAATGGGGTATCTTCTGGAGAGATCATAGAAATCCAGTTTGCGAACGACAGTTTTTTACCGTTCTGATCATATGATACTAAAGTAGCCATATATTATTTATCTCCTATCATAACTTTTATTTTTAGTCATTAGTCTAACAGATGATTAAATGCATCTTGATGAGACAAACGACCCTCTGAAAACGCCTTAGCGGCGGCTGCTTTTTTATCGCCAGTATTGGCTTGTTTGGAACCCGACTTCATTACTTTCTTCGGAGCACCAACTTTCTTAATCTTCGCTACTACACGCTGAGCACCTTTATCAAACTGATAAGCTTTGTGCAAAGCAATGAATACCGAAGGACGGTTCTCTTTAAGAATCTCTTCCTCAGATGCACCAATATCAATTGCATATTGCAAAAGTTCTTGATAGAGGTTCTCACCCCAATTAGGAATTGACTTCTGGAGTACCTGAACACACTCTACACTGCGAGCACGATACGCTTCTTGCTCTTTGGTTTCAGCTTCCTGCTGTAAGCGTTGCTGCGCCTGTACGAGTTCGTTTTTACGTGCCTTGTATCTTTCAAGGAATCTGTTATTTTCTACGTAAGCCTGTGGGTCTGTCTTAGCAAGTGTATCCCAATCAAAACCTTCGTAGTCTTGAATAACTCTGTCAGCTTCAAGCTGGGCTAGGTCAAGAACATTCTTAAGATTAGAAGCACGAGAATCAAATTCTTGAGCACGAGTATTAAACTCTTCAATCTTCTGAGTAAGTTCATTACCATTCATGTAGCCAGTAGAGAGTTCTTCAATGGTCATCTCACGACCGTCTGGAAGAGTAATAACTGTATCGTAATCTACATCAACAGCTTCACCTTCTTCATATTCTTCTGATTCCTCAGACTCATCACTTTCTGACTCTTCTTCGGTCTCTTCCTCTTCGGTTTCATCCTCAGATTCATTTTCCTCAGTTTCATCTTCTGTCTCATCTGATTCGTCTTCATCAGAAGCTTCAAAACCTTCTTCATCTTCGAAGACCGGGTTGTTATCATCAATTGATTCAAAACCTTCTACACCGTCATCAGCATATTCTTCTGGCTCTTCTTCAATCACAACCTCTGGTTCTTTACTAGCACGATAAGATTCTAAATCTTTTTCGAAAGATGGTTTCAAATCATCGAGTTGCATAAAAATTTCAAAATTATCTTGTGGCATCAGTTACTATCCTCAGCTTCATTAATGGCTGCTTTGATGACCTCTTTTAGCCTGCCAATCAATTGGTATTGCGTGTACAAGTCTTCGCGTTTAATTTTCTCTTGAGGTTGAGTAATAACTATCTCCCTAGAGATTTTTTCTTTTAATGCCTCTAATGCTGCTGAAAGACTTCCGTTAGAATCAATGGCGGCCAAAGCCGCCTTTTGTTCATGTTTCAAATTTTATACTCCTTATTCATTCATCAATCTTCTGCATTAGTATCATCTTTTTTCGAAGATTTATTACTAGATGCTTTTGATTGCTTCTGAGACTGGCTCTGTAGCCTTAAGGACTCATATGACTGGTTAGCACTATGTACAAGTTTGTGCGCTTCTAGCTGCCCATTCAGGTTGATTTCAAGCTCCTTGAGGGTTGCTTCGTACTGACGAACTTGTTGTTGCATCAATGCTAAGTTATGTTTCATCTGGTCAACAGTTGCTTCATTGTCTGCCTTACGGTTTTCAAGAGACATTCTATCAGCCGATTCTTCTTGCTTGTATTGGAGTTCAACATTCTTCTGTTGAGTTTCATCAGCAGCTTTCTGTTGTTCGAATGCAAGTTTGTTCTCTGCCAACATACCGTCATGTTGTAACTTCTCAACGTTAGCGTTAAGTAAATTAACTTGACCTTGCAGTTGTTGCAGTTGAAGGATTTCAGCTTGACTTGGTTGAGGTGGCTGATATTGTTCTAATGGCATGATATAGTTATGCACATCAGATACACCCATCAGACTCATAATCTCAGAAGTCATATATCTGTCTTGTTCCATAGTAAACAGAGGAGCAAGTGTTTGGTCTTGTTGAAGCATAGCTTTAATAGTCATTAAGTTCTGAGCACGTTGCTGCTTCTCGCTTGGAGAAATAGCTACGCTAGTAATGATGTTCTCACGAGGAGGTAATTGCTTAGGACTAATCTGTACTAAACCACGAGATGTTTGGATAGTAAGAGGGTTCTCACCATTCTCTCTGAATAGTTTATAGATAGATTTCATTAATCCAGTCATACCACCATTAGCGATGTTACGGCTGACCATACGAATACGGTTCTGTGCTGCATTCATCATCAAGCCAACAGTTGCATAAGCATTATCATTCTTGAATACGTCAGGGTTAATACCCATACCTAAACGAGTAACACCAGTACGAACTTCTTTTACTTCATCAGTCATTCCAAGTAACTGATCAATCCCGTTAGGAAGGCTATGGTAAGGGAAAAGATTAACTGCCCCATCTCGTTCCATTTCAACCACACCACCCGGTCTGTTATCCAACAGAGAGCGTCTGTCGTAAGCACCTTGGATAGCAGTGTATCGTCCATAGTTAGCATTATTGACGTTATCAATATAACCACGGATAATAGCTGTACGAAGATCTTGAATATCTTTCGTAATGTCATAAATAGACTCACCAAAGATTGCGCCCGGAATTGGATATGGTGTAAAAGTTTCAAACGGAATATCATTTACTTCATTAACTTCCAAGATAATGTTGCCAGCTTCAAACACTTGGTAAAGCCTAACATTTTCATGTGCGTCCAAAGAAGAAGTACGTACATAATGTTCATAAACCCAAATCCTCGCTGCTAAGTCTTGGCTGTCTGTGCCAATGTCATTATCTAAATCAACACGCCAGTCAGTACGTGCCCAAGTAACAGTGGTTCTATTGGTATCTTCATTAGGATAGTATTCATTCATACTCTCGATTTGGTCTTCTGGAAATCCCATATCAAGTAATTCGCGTTTAGACTTCCGAGTACGATGACAAAAATATGTTGCATCTTGGATGCTTGTTGCATATTCATCAATTAGGATTTCTTCAATTGGTGTATATTCTACACGAACATGCTTTACATCTAGGACGTAGCTGATTGTCGCATCTACCAAACCTTCTGGATGTTCTTCTTCATCTACTAAAATAGTAGCATCAATGTCACGAACACCAGCATCTTCAAGACCTTTAATATAAGCATTAAGTTCTTGCGGGTTTACACCTTCAACCGATTCAGTCATCGATTTAGATTCAACATCCCAATAACGTTTGATAAAAGAGTTACGAGTGACTAAGCACTCTTTCAACGCAGATTGTAAAATATTATACCCATCGTTATCTCTGAGTAAGATTTGGTTTACTGTCTGTGTTGCAATCTTAGCTGCGTCGCTATCTCTCTCGTCTACGCTGGCAAAAACTACAGCATCCTCACCTGTGGTGAAAACATTAAGTAAGTCTTGGAGTGTACCGTTTACAGTTTCCCATACAGTGCGGTCAACATACTTAGAACCGCCAGCCGTTACAGCAGCAGGAAGGTTTCCATAGTAATATTCCCACGCTTCACGGGCGTAACCGGTCATCGCTGTGTTCATGTAATCTTGTGCATAGTTGCGGTGTCTATCTAAGACAACTTTCAACTCGCCCTTTTGGTCTTCCGTAAGTACAAGACTCATTCACACTTCTCCTTATATAAAATATATTTGTTCGATGGCTTGCATTTTTCAGCGTCGCAGGGAGAGTGCCGTCTCTTATTCCCTACCGAAAAGAAAGGGGATTACTTGTACAGGCTATATTTGCCATAACAATCCTCCCCTCTAAAATTAATAGCTACTATTCCAGCGACTGATATTATCGTTGTACGCCGAAGTGTAACCGTGGTTCGCATCGTTCTTAGAAACACCACGATGAGTAACAGACATAGCTGAATATCTCATGGCATCCATAGTATCATCGAAGGTCTTAACAATCTTACCTTCATTACGATGATAGCGAGCCTTCTCTTCAAAGATTCTGTGACAATGATTAAAGACTTTGAATCGTCCTGTCTTCATACGCTCACGAATCTCCATAATCCCCGGCTCTACAAAGTTGTTCTTCTTACCATCCATTCCAATTTTGTTATAGAAGGTTTCATGTTTCGCATTAACACCTGCATTAATGTAATATTGGGCTACGGACATGCCGCTTCCACGCTCCATATTCTGACTATCATGCGGCAGAACAACAGGTATCCAATTACCTCTCGCGTTTATTGCGTGTGCGTGTAAGGCTGGTACTCCACCATCTGCGTGATATGCGTCATAAACATAAATAACATCACCGTCAGGATCATAAGCTGACCAAACAACTGCTGTATCGTGAGTAATACCGATGTCAACACCAGCAACTCTTCTCCAGTGATCAGGGATCGGGAACGAGTCACAACGAATCTGTTCATCTGATACGTCATAAATTAATCCACTACCCATTACTGGTTCGCCTCTTGAACGCATCTGAACTTGCCAGTCAGGAATAGCAGCTAACATGTTTTTAATATCTTCCTCAGTGATATGCGGTGCATCCCACCAAGTAGCATTTTGCCAATATAGATCACCCTCTTTATTGACCATGAACTTATCTACCAATTCAGTACGTCCGTTTTCCGGTGTAGCCGTTAACACCACTAAACCTCTTGTCGTTAGGGTACGGGTAACGCACTGAGAAAAAATATTCATGCTGTCATATGGATCTTCTTCGTCTAGCCAAATGAAATCTACTGTCGCACCCATTAGAGCATGTTCACCCTGTTGAGTAGAACGGAATTCTAACGTACTCATACCATCAAATTCGCCTCTCGCGTTGTGATGTTTAATCTGTACAATTAGAATCTTGTTACCATCTTTCTCTATAGTGTCAAAGTCGATACAGTCACGCGGGATAGCTCCAGTTCCTAGTGCTCCCAAATCTTTAGCCACTGGTGTACCGAACAATTCTTTTTGCAGAACCTTTCTTGTTGAGTCACCTGTGATACCAACTGCCCAAGCTAGGATGGGTTTATTATACCTATAACCTTCCCACCAAGTTGGATACCTTCCGGTTAAATGACATGCCATTTCGTATGCTTCACTGTAGGATTTCCCGACACGGTTAGCTGCACAGAGAAACCTAAAGCGATAGTCTTTGCTAGCACCATAGAATCTTTTTTGGAAATCATATGCTTTGAAGTAATTCATCTTATTATACTTTCTCAGGTTTTCTTTTTCCTGTAGCATACGAAGCAACTCAGCTTTATCCTCTTTATTCATTGTTCTTAAAGCTAGTTCAATTGATTGTGTTAAATCTGTTTTAGACATTTTTCCTCCATCACGAAAAAAAGGGGCTACCCTAAATTAATAAGAGCGGCCCCTTCCTATATTAACCTTTAGTCGTCATCTGAATCATCTTCATCGTCTGACGGAGGCAAAACATCTTTACCCAAATTAGCAGACAAGAAATCACGAATGCGATTATCTAATTGTTCCTCAGACATAGCTTCATGTTCATCCATCTTAACTTCAATTGATGCAGCTTTAGGATAAACCAAATCGGCAATCTTAGATGCAGCTTTGAATCTTAAGTCAGGAGGAATTGTTGGGTCTTGATAAATATCAATCAACACTTCATCAGGGGATAAACCAGCTTGAGCAACACGGTCTAGCATAGCTTGAGTTAATTTGTTTCTTTTACCTTTAGCTCTTCCGAACTTATTACCTTTCTCGAACTTACCTGACTGTGGGTTCATACCTTTTTCTTCATATTCATCAGTAACCCCAGCCAACCTTTTCAATTGTTCGCTATCCATTTTAATAGTTCTCCTTTCTCTTCATTATAAATATTTTCGCGCCGGTTCCACCTCCGCCCCCAGCTACGCGGGGTCTTCGGCGTGTCGCTTACGCTCCTTCCTCTGAAAGAAGGGGAAACTAAAGCTATGAATGGCATTCTAGTATGAAGGGGACATTAGTCATTGATGCCCACCTAGTGTTTATCGTCCCGCACTTAAGGTAGCGAATCACCTAGATTATGAACATCGTGAAGGGGAGGTTTCATCAGGGAATGTTCACTCCATTCAGTGACACATATGCCTAACTACTTTCTCCCCTCCACAACATTCGTACTCTTACTCAGCTAAGAACAATCTTACCCTCTTTAATAGCTTGAAGGATTTTAGGATAAGCAGGATGTTCTTTCACTGGAGTAGGTTCATTGTTTTCAAATGATATGAATGGGTGATTACAAACTACCTCATCGCCCTCGCATCTAACATTGCATTCATTGACCTTATTCGATTTCCATTTATTGTATCTCTTACTATTATCGTGATAGCCATGATGTGTGAACCCTGAGTTATTAAAGAAAGTTTCATACTCATCTAGCTTGTTTGGATTATTCACTTCCTCTAGCCATTGTTCATCACCTTCGACAACTAAATCGTAACCACCAATGCTTACTTTGTCTTCGCTATTAATGCCTACTTGGTCATAAGCTTCATTCACAGCACCACCACGAATACTACCTACCAATTCACCGAACTCTTGTTCAGTGATGTGACCTTCATCAAATAGTTCTGTCAGTAGTTTAATTCTCTCAACATAATTACTCATTAAACGTGTCTCCATGTTTTTCCTGTCACAATATCGTGTACAGTTGTAATACCTACGTTAAATTTTCTAGCAAGTGCGCTTGCCCCATTTGTTCTGCTACCTTTAACGAAAGTTTGTTTTATTTCTTTTACAATGTTCTCTGATAGAACTGCATTAGAAGTATCTTGTCCTAATTTAATTTTAGATAACCCGATTTGATATGAATGCGTACTGTTGTGTGAGTAGGTACACCATTCTAAATTATCTACATGATTGTTTGTTTTTACTCCATCCTTATGGTTAACACAAGGAAGGTTGTCAGGGTTGGGTATATACTCGTTAGCTACTAATCTATGAACAGAAATACTCTTCCTATTAATGCATACATACAAATAACCTTTGCCAGTCAAATAAGGTGAAAGTTTTCTACCACGACTGTTAATCACTTCACCTTCTCTCGTAATTTCGTATTCCATAAAATCTCCAATAAGAACCTATATCTTATTCATTCAATTAGATAGTTTTATAGTACCGTCATACGAAAGAAATTAATTTTCAAAAATCTGACGAATGAGGTATAGGCCCGCGCGACAAACTGTAAAAGGGGGAGTCCTCATCGTGAGACTTGAATCACAGGGAAGGTTATTTGTCAATACTAAGGCTTAACTTTTCTCCAGCTATACCAGCATTGCATACCTATGCACCCCTACCCCCTATCATTAGTAAGGTGCCCTTTATTTCAGCACTTTATTAGCACAACTTATGCAGCGAACATATCCCGTATAAACTATTGATTCATGTAGTATAAAATCAGCGATACGTTGTATCTTATTTAATGTGGGAAATTACCCGTATTTATATTGACAAGAGGGCAAGAGTGTGAAAGGCGCTACTATTACTTTACTATTGTTATTTAGACTGTGTTCGATGCTGGTTAGTACGCTGAGAAAGCATTCACATCCCCTGAATAGTTATGCAATTCCTGATAGCCTATCCGCTGAGAAGTAAGAGACAAGAGAGTGATAAGCTAGCAAGCTAGCGCTGATTCCCACGTTTAATTAGATTAGGTTATTCAATAGGTTGTAATAGCTTGAGAATGTATGTCGTTGTAAGTTACTGATAAGTAACGCTAATTCTTTCCTTTTCTTTCAGCGTTGTTTGAGTGTAACGAAAACGTTAAAAGAGTTAATAGAGAGTTATATGCCTGTTAAATAGTTGTTAAATTTAGATATCATTGTTAATCATTAGCTAACTAAGATTATTTCTGTTTCTTACTGAAATAGTTCTTGACTGTTACTATTAAATATGATATAATATACAGTATAAATGGTAATTGTTTCCTAATGAAATTATATTCACTGGATAGGATTAACATCTGAAATTATTAGTTAGTTAAAGGTTATAAGAGTAATTATTGTTTATTGAATTATTATTCTTAGATTATTTAACAAGGTTAACTCTATTACATTGATTGATTAGTATGGTAAGTACCAGATAATAGGTTAAGAATTGAGCGGTTAGATTAAGTGATTGGTTTATAAAGGTTTTTAGTTGTTGACAGTTGGCACTTAGCTATATACGTGTGTGTGCGTTCTATCTATTGTGAGCTGTGATTGTTGGCTATCAATCTGCAAAGGTTGGCACTGGATAAGATAAACCGTTGTGAATCAATGATTTAGTAATTTAGTTCGAAAGATGGAAGATTTTATTTAGATTATTTTTCTTTTGTTTTCAGTAACTTAGAAGATAATTTGAAAATAAGTGAAAATAGTTGTTGCGTCTTAAGCTGATTCTGATACTATTTATCTCAAGCAAGGCAACTTGTGAGATTGACCGGATAGATTGGTTAATCGTGTTCTTTAAAAATCAGGCTGTTATGTTAACCTTATATAGTAGCGAGTTACAAGCTAACGAGGTTTAAACGGATTGGCGCTTAGTATGTTGTTGTTAATCAATGACTTAGCAAAAAGTTTAAACGAGAGTGAAATAAAGGTTGACGTAAAACGACAGTCTGATATGATGTTCTCAAGCCGATAAGTGAAGCGGAAACGCTAAGTAACTTAAAGGTGAGTAAATCAGGGAAGCGTGAAAATGCTAAGTACCTGATAGGTAAGAGGAAGTGTTAGCTTCTCGGAGGTGGAAAGATTACTGACCGAGTGTTGTAACGGCTTCCCTAGTTTTACCGTTCTTTAAAAATTTGGTCTGAGTCTGGTCTGATAAACTATCTTACTTAGCAGGGGATGTTGATCATGGCAAGAAATACTCTTAAGCGTGTTATGTTAGGGTTAGTCCTAATTGACCATGAAACTGGTGCGGTCTTTGATAAAGGCAAGTATCAGAAGGAATGGAAATTAGTTACTAATGCAAGCATGGCTAAAACGTTAGCTGAATGGGGCGGCTTAAAGGCTGTCATCGGAAAGAACGTGGCGTTTAAATAGAGGGTAGCACTATGATAATTCAAATAATTACAATCATGATTGTTTGTGGCTTCATTAGTTGTTATTGCTTGATTAGCTGGCGCTGAAAAGCGCTGGTTTATCAGACTGGATTCAGACTGAAAAATAGTGTTGCATTTATCAGGTAGTTCTGTAATAATGCTTCACAGGTTAACGGAGACGTTAACTAACGTTCTTTAACAATTTGGATTGGTTAGCTCATTAGCGAAAGCGACAGGCGAGACGATTTTATAGTCTCACAGGTTGTTAGTAGGTTGGCAACGTGCAGCGGGTAAGCAAGCGTTGTTGATAGGGTAAAGTAATAATGAAAAGCTAATCGCCTAACAGGTTGTTTCTGTTGCTTGCCTATCCGGTGAAGCATTAAACAGAATCAGCCGCTAATGTTAAGCGAAAGGTGAAGTAAAAATGAAACGCTTACTAGTTAGCTCATCATCGTATAGAGTGTAACAACTCGCCTCGATTAACCAATCCGAGCGCCGCAAGGCGTACCCCGTTTAACAATTAGGTTTTAGATTCTATCCAGTGTTGAGACTAAAGAGATAGTTTAACTTCACAGAATGAACTCGGTAAAAATGACAAGGGTTTGTAAATTTCTCCTGTCAATAATAGTCCGGTAGACGCTTACTAAATAGAGCGCGGTAGAGGTGTGAAGGTTTGAAGTGAAAGTAAAAGTAGATTGTTAGTATGTGATAGGCCAGAACGCAATCGAACTGAAAGCGCGGAGAATAGGCGGCTTTAGAGATTCATTGGACTAAATAGAATCACCTTTGTTAAACGGGGGATTGAAAATTGAAATAACGTAAAGGCTTCTACGGTGTGCCTAAACGTAAACCCCTTAAGCAACGGAAAAATAGCCCTCTGAAAGGAAGAGGCGCTATCAGGTTGTTTAAGGTTTTGTTTTGCTGAGGTTATCTTGTACGCCTTAATGTGATGAGCATTATGTGAGCGTGAGATAATTTTCCTGTTAACAGTGTGGAGTTATGACCCGCGCTGTTAATGGTGAATTACCTTACTCAATCACACCTTAGCAGGGAAATAAAATGGAAAAGTCAACAGTTGTAAAGGCTTTCCGCCAACTAATGTCTAGCTGTATTGATCAGTTAGAAAAGGATGGCGTAAAACCAGAAGTGGTTTATAAAAATTTCATTAATAATCGTAACAATCTGTTGATGCAGATTGATATGGTTACTAATCGCAAAGAGCATTTAGCTTTGATGCAGATTGCAAACAAGGCTTATGTAAACCCTACAACGCGGGGTAGTGTGGAATCTCTTGTAAAGGAATTCAAAAGAGCGTTAAATAACTTGCCGTTAGCTATTAACGGATATAAAACAAAGTAATTTTTTAATGAGCAACATTGCTCACTCACTCAATAGTAACTAGGTTAACGCCTAATCCAATCAACAATATTTAGAGGTTTATCAAATGAAAGTAGAAATCATCTCCGGTCAAGACAAAATCCGTGAAGTAATCGGCTCTATCTCAACTCGTGCTGGCGCTTATAAAGCGGTTGTATCTTCCTCTATCCTGTCATCTGTACAGCATTACCGCGCTCATGGCGATTTCACGCTGTTACAAGAGGCAATGGATACTGTCTTTTCTGTTAACTACCGCGATTATTCCGCTGTTATCGCTTTCTTACAGTCACTGACTCATGTTGGTCTGACTATGGAAAACAAAGGCCGCCGTCAACACTACACGGTAATTGGTGATCTGGTTGATGCAATGGGTGAGCGTCCAAAAGATGTTACCCAGAAAGAGTGGGCCGAAAAAGTCAAACGCACCAAAGAAAACGTAATCAAGCGTGAAGGTATGTTTGATAACTTTGCTCAGGGCAAAGAAACAATGGTTAAAAATATGGATTGGTCTGTTGGTATGGACAAATCCCTGAAACAAGTTGGCGTTGTCTATGAAGGCGATATCTTCAAATGGCACGACGATGTTAAATGGTTACGCAACGATGGTACTGGCGGCGCGACTACTGGCGAAGGTGAAGGCTCACGCACTACAACCATCAATCCAGAACAATTGGATAAGATGATGATCACCTTCGAAGATCGCTTGTCTAAATCTAAAAACGTACCTGCCGTAGCTGCTATCACTCATCTGTTAAGCCGCTTCGAAGCAGATACTCAGGTTACAGCGACACCAGAAGAACTGGCACAATTGGAAACCCGCATCAACATCTTTATGACTCGCCTCAAAGCGCGTGTTGATGCACAGCAAGCGATTGCAGCACAGAAAGCAGCGGAAGCGGCACAGGCTGAGGGTAACAATCCAGCAACTACTGGCAATGAAGAAGAGCCTTCTCATTATTAATCAGTGTTGATAGGTCAAAGGGTATAATCTGAAAAGGTTGTACCCTTTACTATAAGCATTGTAAGTACATATCACTGGCAACGTGTAATCACGCTAGCAACGCTTGATAGGGCAACTAAGACTATCCGATGTTATCACGTTAAGATAACTAAACAATGATTAAATAGTACCTAGCCAGCGTATAGATACAATGGCGTCCCTGAAATACGGACAACTAAAAAGTAACAACAATCAAATGTTACTGTTATGTTTATCCCGTTTGATCTAACCCTGCTAAGTTAAAAATGACGGGGTAGACATATCAATTAATATTTTCGTTACGGAATCAATATCACATGGCATATGTGCAAATGAAAAACTTTGGCGCTGATACTACGCCAGAAGAAAAACAAGCGGCTATTGATGCAATCGCTTTGCGTAGCCAATCACGTCACCTTACTAACACTGGCTTAAGCCGTGGTATGTTACGTGTCAGTAAACAACAACAATCATCCGAGGTGATTAGTTCTGTATCATCTCGTTTTCGTAAGCCTGCCGCTAAGGGTACGTTAGAACATCGTGAATCACGAAAGGTTACTAAGGGCAGGCAGAAAGTAAAAGGTAGCACAATTGAGCCAGACGGTTGGTATAAATCATCGCAAGGTGCTGATTGTGTTATGGGCCGTGATGAAAACAAACGCACTAAGGCTGTTACTAAGCAAGGCGTTTTCGTCAATGGTAAGAATAAAGGTTTTAATTAATTTGTATTAAAGAATTATTGAGTGCAGTTGCGCGGCGTCCTTCGGGGCGCCTTTTTTTTGCTTAAAGAAAAGTGTAACCACTTGTAAGGAATGTCATATGAAACGTAAAGAGTCTGCAAGAGAGCGTAAACAAAAGCAGCATGAAGTCTACAAGGAACACATAGGCCGATTGATTGCTTTGTTTCCAGAAGTGTTTGACCGTGACGCACCTAAGCCACTGGCTATTGGCAGCGCTGAAATGTTGTTATCTATGCCGTCATTACAGATGGATGATGACACATT